GGCTGGCGTAATAGATATCGACTTTATGAATAACCTCTCGTCTTTTAAACGTGGTCTCTTTGACTTTGTAGGGACGAGATTGGCCCCATTGGGTTTCCATGTCAAAGGAAACCACATTTGGGGTTTCTGTGCTACACATTACTTGACTAGAGTTGTCAACGAAATTCTCGGTGGATTTTGCCGAGATCAATGCCGTTGTATGAGTAGCGTTGGTGGTCGATTCATTTGAAACTCTGTATTTATAATGTCCCAGTCCATGCAAATAACCCGTATTCCAGTCTGCCGGATTGGTGCTAGTCCAGTATCCCGTGATAGGATACGGTGGGTCGTCAAACGGCGTTGTGAAGGAACTCGTGAGACTAGAGAATGTCCACGTAATAGTAGGTGGTGGGGGAGGCTGAGGAACTTCATCCCATATTCTCACCCCAATAACACCTACATTCTTTTCGGACCCGTCTTCTTTGGAAGCGGCGTACCCCAATGGAATCGTTTTACCTGTTTTTGGATCGATTTCTGGTTTGCCCGTTTTTGGGTCGATTTTGACTGCACCAACGGTACCAAACTTGAACGTGGCAACATTGTCGGGAGAATATTGAAAGCCATACAGTTTTTGGGAAGTATAGCTGTTCATGACGTAACCGGGACCATTCTCATCTGCTGTTTTTCCGTCAATAACATTCAAACCATCGACGGAGACAACAGCGAGAATTCTTTCCCAAGTGTTGTTTTTGATTTCGATGACGTATTCCGAGTCTTTTTTGGCCTCAATGAAAGTACGTCCGTTGTGGAAGTATTGCTTGCAACGATTGCCGTTGACAAGTACATTAATTTCGTAGCTCATCTGTTTACCTTTCTTGTTATGAAAGCCCCTCATACTGGGGATTTCGGTTCAAAGATACATAGAGAGCAAATCGAGAAATCGACGAAGAAAATTTCTGAATCAATATTTTATGACACGAGTAACCGCTATATAACTCCAAGACAACCCCAGAAAATGGACTTATTATAAGTTTACTTTGGTGTACTTTTTTGCTAGAGTTGCCAACACTAAGAGAAGATTTATGGAAATGAAGGAACTAGAAACACTTAAGAAATACGGAACAGAATTTCAAACTAAATGCCTTGCTGCAATCCTTACTGATAGACATTTTTTAGAGCGAATTATCGATATTCTGTCTCCCGATTATTTTGAAACGGCGGCTCAAAAATGGGTCGTTGAAGAAACCACAAAGTACTACTTTCAATACCGAGAAGTTCCGACGCCGATTGTTTTGTCGATGAAGCTGCAAGCTATCGATGCACAGATGAAATTGCTTAAGCAATCCATCGGAGACCTTTTAGGAGTGGTGTACGATCATATCACCGATACGGATATGAAGTTCGTCAAGGAACAGTTCCTTGAGTTCTGCAAAGCAAGAGCCCTTGCTCAGGCGATTTTAACTTCGGTTGACCTTTTGAACAAGGGAGATTACGACGGTATCAAGGCAACTGTGGATACTGCTCTTCGTGCAGGCATGGAACGTGATCTTGGTCACAACTACTTTCTTGATGTTGATAAGCGTATGGCTGTTACCGCACGCAATTGTATCAAAACAGGATGGGAAGATATTGACCAACTCATGGATGGTGGCCTCGGTAAGGGAGAACTTGGATTTATTGTTGCACCATCGGGTGCGGGGAAGACGTGGCTTCTTTCTCGCTTTGGAGCAGAAGCAATGAAGCAGGGAAAGAATGTCCTTCATGTTACGATGGAACTCAACGAAACCTATGTGGGTTTGCGTTATGACGCTTATCTAACTGGGATTCATTTTCAAGATGTTCGTAAAAACCGTGATCGAGTCGAAGCCGAACTAGCAAAGTTGAATTGCAAACATTGGATCAAGTATTTTCCTCTTCGTACAATCAGTGCGGTCTCAATTAAGTTGTTCGTTGAGCGTTTGCAGATGTTGGAGCAAACCAAAATTGATATGCTGATCGTTGATTACGCTGATTTACTCAAACCGCTAGTCGCCGATAGAAACTCCAAGAAGTACGAAAAGGCGGGCGATGTTTATGAAGAACTCCGTGCAATAGCAGGAGAACTTCAAATTGCGGTATGGTCTGCCTCTCAATCGAATCGGGAAGGACATGATGCTGACATTGTTTCGGCAAAAAACATAGCTGATTCATATCGTAAAATCATGACGGGTGATTTCATTATGTCGCTTTCACGTAAAGATGAAGACAAAGAAGAAGACACCGGAAGATTCCTCATCGTTAAGAATCGGTTTGGTCCAGATGGGTTGACTTTTCCATGTAGGTTCAACGCTGCTTGTGGTCATGTGACAATTTACGACAAAGCCTCCAGTGAAGGACAAGAACTCTTGGCAAAGATGGACAAAGCGAAAAAAGAAGCTGGTGATCATCAAAAGAAAATGGCTAAGAGTCTCTGGGATAAGTTTAAGAAAAAAGACGACGACGATAGTCAAAACGATTAATCAAAATAAATAAAAGTTGAGTCGTACGTTACGAAACAGTAACACATAGTTATCCTTTGCTACATTAACTTTTACTAGGAACATTCTATGGATAAATTCAGATTGACTGATACTTTTCTTGACAAATACAAAAAACAAAAACCCCCATTTGGATTCAACGGACTTGGAGAACTTGTGTATTTACGCACATATTCCCGTGTTAAAGCTAATGGCGATAACGAGCGTTGGTGGGAAACTGTTCAACGAGTTGTAGAAGGAACTTTCAACATGCAGAAGAGATGGATTGATGACCATCGTCTTGGTTGGAGTGCCATCAAAGCACAGAAGTCTGCTCAAGAAATGTATGACAGGATTTTCAATATGAAATTCCTTCCTCCCGGTAGAGGATTGTGGGCCATGGGCTCACCGATTACAGAAGAGCGTGGTCTCTATATGGCGTTGAATAACTGTCTGGCAGGAGAAACCAAAGTTTTGACTCGTCAAGGATGGAAAGAGATAGCATTATTAGCCGGAACGGAACAAGAATTGGTTACTCTTCATAATGCATGGGTTACTGCACCGATCAAGTCATTTGGAAAACAACAACTTTATAAAATAACACTTCGCCGACAGGGAATTGAAAAAAACATACATGCGACTGCTAATCACATATGGTTTGCCAAATCGCCATCAGAAATAAATCATAATAAAGGGTGGAATGAATATACAACTTCTCAATTGCGTGAAGGATATAGGATGCGGTATGGTTTTGCAGAAGTTCCTATGAATTATTCTCCTCAAGGGATTCAACATGGAATATGTTTTGGCGATGGAACTAATGACCATCTGTATTTGATTGGGGAAAAAGACAAAGAACTTATTACGTGGTTTTCGACGAACGAAATAACTTTTGCACCAGAGAAAAAAGGAGTGCGAGTGGCACACTTACCATCTCATTATAAAGAACTTCCATGTATTGATTACGATAAAAAGTATCTTTTGGGATGGCTGATGGGATATTTTGCTGCTGATGGAAGTGTTGATAAGAATGGTCAGGTAACGCTGAGTTCTTCCAATATAAATCATTTACATTTTGCGGCAGATGTGGCGGCTATATGTGGAATTGGAACATATGGAATAACTCTTTCGAGCGAATCGTCGAACTTTTCGGAACATCGAGAGTTGTATAAACTTACATTTATGTCCGACACAATGTGGAAAGAATTTTTCCTGCTCGCATCTCATCGAGATAACTTTTGTGATGAGAGACAAGTTCGTTATTGGAATGTTGTATCGGTTGAGGAAACAAATCGCTATGAGGAGGTTTATTGTGCCGTGGTTCCCAATACCGAAGCATTTGTTATTGAAGGTAATATTTTAACGCATAACTGTGCGTTCACCTCGACCGCAAACATTAAGGAAGATTTATCCAAGTCATTTTGTTTTTTGATGGATGTTTCTATGCTTGGTGTCGGATGTGGCTTCGATGTCAAGGGAGAAGGCAAGATTGTAGTACATAAACCCGTTGAAAGCAAGGATAACGTGTATGTTATTCCGGACACTCGTGAAGGATGGGTAGAATCTGTTCGGTTACTTATTGATTCATTCTTTCAAGGAAGTAAAGAAGTTACTTTTGATTATTCTAAAATTCGTGGTCCCGGTGAACCAATTAAGGGATTTGGTGGAATATCATCTGGTTCCGGCCCGCTTAAGGAACTTCATGCTGGTATTCGAGCTACTCTGAAAAAGAATGTTGATAAGCCAATTACAATTACCACGATTGTCGATATAATGAATATGATCGGTAAGTGTGTTGTAGCTGGTAATGTTCGCAGAACGGCAGAGATCGTTTTTGGTGATTACAAATCCGAGGAATACCTTGACCTTAAAAACTATCAGATAAATCCTTATCGTGAGAGCTTTGGTTGGACATCGAACAATTCCATTTTCTGTGATTTGGGCATGGATTATTCTAGTGCAGTCAAGCGAACTCAAATTAACGGAGAACCGGGGTTTGCATGGTTGGAAAACATGAAGGGTTACTCTCGTATGAACAATGGTCCGGATAATAAAGATTGGAGAGTAGAGGGTGGAAATCCATGTTTGGAGCAAAGTCTTGAATCATATGAGGTTTGTAATCTTGTTGAGACTTTTCCTTATAACCACGAGACATTTGAGGATTATCTCATTACTTTGAAGTATGCCTACATGTATGCCAAGACAGTGACTTTAGGTCAAACACATTGGCCAGAGACGAACCGTGTAATGCTTCGCAATCGCCGAATTGGTTGTTCGATGAGTGGAATTGCCCAATTTGTTTCAACCCGTGGTCTTCACACCTTACGCCATTGGTGCAATGAGGGGTACAAGAAAATCGAATACTACGATGAGGTGTATTCTGATTGGCTGGCTATTCCTAAAAGCATTAAAAAAACTTCCGTCAAACCTTCTGGAACTGTTAGTCTGTTGGCGGGCGCAACACCGGGAGTACATTATCCTGAAAACGTATGCTACATTCGTCGAATGCGTTTGTCTAAGCATAGTGATCTTATTGCTCCATTGGAAGAGGCAGGATATAAGATTGAGCCTTGTTATGGATCAGAAGATTCAACGGTGGTCGTTGAGGTGCCTGTAAAAATCGGTGATAATATCAGATCCGTTAAAGACGTTAGCGTTTGGGAACAAGCAGCGTTAGCGGCTTTCATGCAAAAGTATTGGGCTGACAATCAGGTTTCTTGTACTATCACGTTCAAGAAAGAAGAGGCATCCCAATTGGAACCACTTTTGAATTTCTACCAATATCAACTTAAAGGCATATCGTTCCTTCCTTTTACGGAAGAAAAGGTTTATCGGCAAATGCCTTATGAGAGTATTACTCTTAAAAAATATGAGGAACTTACGGCTAAGCTCAAACCCATCAAGTTCAAAGGAATTAAGAATGAGGAAGCCGATGTTGATAAATTCTGTAATAACGACATTTGTGAAATAAAAGCGGTCAAGAAATAATGATATATTGCCACGTTTCAAACTGCGAGCGCATATTTATATTCATCAATGAAAAATATTGTAGTACTCGCATATGATTGATGGCAACATACTTATTACTATAGCTCCTCCGATTTTTGCTGCTTTAATCGCATATGCGATTGCACGTATAAAAAGTAACGCAAATGAACGTATTCAAAAGGCGAAGATTGATGCTGAGGTAGATTTTCGGGCCATGGAAATGGTTAAGGCTATCGTTGAAGAAATGAGAGCCGAACTTAAGGCCGAAATTGCCCAATTAAGAGAAGAGAATAAGTATCTCAAAGCAACTGCTTCTGCGAATCGGGAGGAAATTGAATCGTTGCAACGAAGATTGCGTGAAAGTTCCGAGCTTCAAGACGCCATGAAAATCGAAATTGCCTCTCTTAAAAGTACTATTCAATGGTATGAGAGACGATTGCGAGAACGTGAAGGTGGGGAACCCGCTGGAGAGCAACCAAGTTAATGCTATATGATTCTACTCGATAGGTTTATAGATTTGTTTTGTGATAAAGCGGCTGTTGTTAATGATGACCCGACTGCCCTACAAAAAGAAGTGAAGATGTTGAAAAAACGCTTTGGTCCTTGGTATCAAATTTGTGGATTTAAGAATTTCAAGGATTTTTTTCTTGCTCTTCATATGGCCAGAGTCAAACATTGCAAAGACTTTTCTTGTGCTTTCATTCGGAACACCGAACCTCCAGAGGGGGAGTTAATATTAAAAAAAATCAATCCTGATATCAAAACCTATAAATATTCTGATACGCAGCAGCTTTCAGTTCTATTGGCGGATAGATAAATGGTATTTTGTGGATAAACCCCAATATTTATAACCAGAATATGAACAAAACACTCTTTCAATCAATGGTTCGACGCATCCTCAAAGAGGAAATCGAGAAACGTGTGCCTGAAATGAATGGTAATGGTATCGATCCGGAGAACAAAACCAAAATTTTCGCCTCCGATCCAAATTCTCGGGATATGGTGACCAAAGAAAAGATGGTTGAGGAACTGACCAAGATTGTTGAATCCATTGATAAGACATGGACAGTTGTGTGGGATGATCACGATGACATTACCATCAATGGTGGCGATAAAATGAAAGTTCAAATCACGCAACTTTGGGAAGACAATTTCAAAATCATTTACTACCCTCGCTTGGAAGACCGTTTCTTTTTTATTGGATTAACATGGGAACAAGTGAAAGAGTTTGTTAAACATAATATTGATAAACCCAATCATACTGGAGTTGAAAAGGCTCGTGACAAGTCATGGAGAAACGCAAAGGCTCAAGACCAGAAAGTTGACAAGGGACTTCCACAAGATAACAAACCAAAAGTGCTTTCGACGGATAAGCCGTTCACCAAAGAAAAGAACAAAGAAAAACGCTATGTCGAAGACGAAGTAAAGAACGAAAAGGATCTCCCGCATCAACCAATGCGAGAAGTGGACGCACCGAAGAAACAAACCGAACATAAAGTAAAAGATCCCGTTAAGCTTCGTAAGCGACTACCAGATAAAAAACTCGTCATCAAACAGAGTTAACCTCTGTTTGAGTAACCAGAACACAACCCCAAGGCCCCTATCACAAGGGGCCTTGTTTTTGGAATTGACATCTGGTGTTTTTTCTGCTACCGTTTAGAAAATGATACAAAGTCAGATTTCAGATATTCTGGCTCAGGCGCACACACTGAAACCGAAAGACCTGATTATCAGCGACTTGAAGTGGAAGTATTTGCTTTGGGCCGTTTATCGTCAAAAGAACATTTTGTTTGTTGGGCATACTCGCTGTGGAAAGACCAAAGCGATTCTCTCAGCCGCAAAAGTTCTGGATAGACCAATTTTTATTTTCAACCTTGGGTCAACGCAAGATGCTCGTGCTACGTTGATTGGAAATATTGGTTTCAAAAGAGAAAGTGGAACGTATTTTGCGTCTTCCGAGTTTGTTCAAGCCATCCAAACGCCAAATGCGATTGTTTTGCTTGATGAGTTGACTCGTGCAAACCACGACGCATGGAATATTCTGATGCCCGTTCTTGACCCAACTCTTCGCTTTCTTCGTCTCGATGAAGAAAAGTCCGAAGTGGTTCATGTTAAAGAAGTTTGTATAGCGGCAACCGCTAACATTGGTAGTGAATATACCGCAACTAAAGTTTTGGACAAGGCAATGGCCGCACGGTTCCCCGTGAAGGTTGAAATGTTGCCTTTGAATAGGGATGAACTTCTACATCTTGTGTCGATTCATCATCCGACTTTACCTATAACCAAGGGGTCTCTCATGTGGAATATTTGCGACATCGCAAACAAGACGGTCGAAGAGTTGAAAAAAGACGAAGCTCGTCTTACTTCACTCATTCCGACAGGTGCGGTAGTCGAAATGGCCCAACTCGCAGTTGACGGTTTCAATTTAGAGGAAATTGCTGAGATGGCAATATACCCAGACTTCCCAGATGAGGGGGGTGCTGACAGCGAGAGAACATATGTTAAACAAATCGTAGAGGGGTATATTCCTAAAAAAGGAGCCAAGAATCCACTCAACGACCCCGCCAATAAGATTGTACCTTTCAAATGAGTGACAATCCGATTTATTCGGATTTTTGGCTGGATAAGGAGAAGTACTCGGATTATATTGACCCGAGTCCTGAAAACAAAGACCAAGCGTTTTCAATTGACCTTATTCAGTTAGCTTCGGTTCGGAGAATCATCTCGAATTACGTGGATATTCTCACGGGAACTTCTGTACCCGTTTTTTTCAAAGCCGCTGGCGACAGTTATAATGTTGGTGGGAAAGAAATTTACATAACCACAGCCATTAAACGGCGAAAAGATTTCGACCAAGCAGTCGGATTGGCGTTGCATGAAGCTGCCCACACCCTGCTCACTGATTTTGATCTTGCCAGAAGTATTCCGTTTAGAACTCCAAAAGTCATTTGGGAGTTCGGTAGAAAAAACAATATCAAAAAACAGACATTGGAAAAGTTCCTCAAGACAATGTTTAACATCATTGAGGATTGGTATATTGACGATTGGGTAATTTCTCGTGTGCCGGGATATTTGGGTTATTACGAAGCGTCTTACAACGTCTGTTTTAATACACCGACAATTGACCAATTGCTTTTGAGCAATGAATATCGATTTCCGAGTCTTGCTTCTTATGAGTTTCGTATTATCAATTTTCCAAACCCTCTTACTGATCTTCAAGCTTTACCGGGATTGGAAGAAATTGCAAAAACCATTGGTATTTCGTCGATTTCTCGGTTGACGACAACAAAGGATAGGATTGCGGTCATGTTCAAAGTGGTGGAATTGGTTTTGGAAAATATTCAACAGTATCACGAGAAATTGCTTCCGCAGGCAACTCAGGGAAAACAAGGAAAACCACGATTGAACGTTGATGTCTTTTTTCAACCACAAAAAAACCCAAAAAAAGAAAAAGATCCAAACGGAAACCAATCGGGTCAGAAGGGAGACTCGGACAATGACTCGATTTCTGGAGGGGGCGATAAACAAGATCAAGCCAATCAAAACGACCAAAAGAGTCAAGAACCGAAAAACAAATCGGATAGTGACAAGACGATTCAGGACATTGTTGATACGTTAGGCGATAGGCCAAAACAGCCCGATGATGAAAATAAGGCAATGGCATCTCAGGTTAGCAAATCGGCTGAAAAAGAACTTCCAAAGGAAATTATCAAAGCCGTCGAACAACAAATTCAGTACGTCCACGGAAACCATACGAAAGAAGAACTCAATCCCGTTCAGAAAAACATGCTGGACTTGATTGAGAAACATGGTATTATTTTGGTTTACGTCCCGGTGGCTATTCAGGGAAACGAAACTGCATTTCGTGTGGGCTGTATCGTGGTTAAAAAGTTAACAATGGATTTGATTATGGCGGGTCCAGACGTATTCCCAATGTCTAATTTTTGGAAGGATATCAATGGAAAAATTCAACCAGATGCAGAGACAGCCAAAGCGGTTCAAAAAGGAATACAGCTTGGGACGAAGCTTGGTAAGCGTCTTATTATTCGAAGAGAGTCAAGTAATTTTCGAGAGATCAGAAAGAAACGTGGTAAAATAAACAAGCGGCTTCTTTTCTCGGCTGGTTTCGATGCCGAAGATATTTTTGAGAAGATTCGAGTCTCTAAATATACTCGTGGAAGCTTGCACATTACTGTGGATGCCAGCACTTCAATGACTGGAGAGAAATGGCATGAAACGATTTCCATGTGTGTGGCTATTTGTAAGGCAACCTCCATGGTGGACAATATTCACGTTACGGTTTCGTTCAGAGCTACCAAGAACGCTCATGGTGTGGAGATGCCTTACATTGTTCAAGCCTACGATTCTAAAACAGATAAATTTTCAAAAGTCAAAAACCTATTCAGGTATTTGAAACCCTGTGGTTGTACTCCCGAAGGATTGGCATTTGGGGCTATTATGGACCTCTTTACTGAGGCAGTTCCAGATGAAGAAGACAGATACTTTTTGAATATTTCAGACGGGGAACCTTATTTCCAAATGAAGTCTCCCCTGACTGGAACAACATTTTTTTATGGGGATGGTAATGGGGTTGAACATACTAGAAATCAAATAAACAAAATTCGTCGTTGCGGTGTACATATTCTTAGTTACTATGTTCAATCTGAGTGTTATTCATCCGTTTTAGGAAAAGATCATGACACCAAAAGAAATTTCCAACTCATGTATGGGAAAGACGCTCGATTTATAAAAACGGATAGTGTGATTGCATTGGCTAAAACGATCAATGAACTTTTTCTACAGACACACTAAAAAGTCTTGACATTTTATAGGGTTTGTGGTAGATTCATCAGCGACAATTGTAAAGTACGATTATCCTTAACAAAATAACCTCAGTAAAGTGAAGTTTATGAATAAAAAAACAGAACGAAAAAACAAAACCAATCTCGTAGTTGAATGGCCAAAAACTCCATTTTTCACGATTATTGATGATCTTTTTGAATTGAATAAAGACGCTAAGCATATTACGCTTCGTGTTCGTTTGAACAAAGAGATTGAAGCAGGGCGAATCGCCGAAATTGGCTGTAAGACGGGAGAACAGGGAAGACCCAAGAAAGTGTATGCGTTTACACCTGTTCCTCAATCTACGTTAGATTTGGCTCGTCAACAAAATATCACCCTTGTTGACCAAAGCCGTCTCCAAAAGTTGGTGGCCGTTCCAGCAGTTTCTCCTTCATTAGTAACCCCACGTTCACAACCAGTCACGGCTTAAATAATTCCCTCAAATATCATAGATGAAAAAACGTAAGACTTCAAAATCTCTTCCATCTTCCCTAATTGCACTTAATATCTACGGCATATGGTCGAAGGAAGATAAACGAATCATCTTCGTCGGCCTAAATCAGGAAGAGGTTGAGGCAGAATATGAGTTTGAGGCGTATAACGAGGAAACTCATGTTATGGTTCAGATGATTACTTATTACGATATTAGTAATTTGGAATCACAAGCTCCGTAGGTTTTCCTTTGATTGGGTCTCCTTGTCGTTTGAGTTCTCCGTTGTCTTGAATACGATATATGAAGAGAGTGATTTCTTTCACGTTCTTGTCAAGTAACGTTACGAGCTTTTTAGGATCAGTTATCGCTACACGAACAAGGTTCTTGTTACCAAAGATGATAGCTTCATCCCATTGGGAATCAAACAATACCGCATCCGTTCCAAGGAATATCATGTGAAAGGTATCCCCTTGTACATTATTCTTTTTGGAAGGGTTCAAAACTCGCTTAACAAGCATAGATATAAATAGTGTAAAAAGTTGATGTTTTAGCTCTTTCATGATATACATATCAACAATGAAGTGACCAAGTATGGGTAAAACATTTAGAAGAAACGAAGGTCGCCGTCCAAAGTGGAACAAACGTGGGAAGAAACCCCACAAAATCCGTGAGTTTGAAGACGAGCGTCACAAAAAACCAACACATTATCTCCCTCCGTTGCCACCAGACGAAGATGATGAAATGACCTAACCAGAAATCCAAGATGCTGGCGTTGATTTTCATAGGGGTTTTTTTGTTACTTGGATTGGGTGGTTATCTAATCTGGGCAATGCAACAAAAACTAGAGAAGGTGGCTCAACAAGTACTTGAACTATCTTCAAAGGTCAGATCTGGAGAAGATGTCATCGCAGACAATTTTGAAATAGTCGAAAAACGTTTCGCAAAACTGGACCATGAAATCAAAGAAGGCCGAAACTTCCGGCCAAACACCAAAGCAGCGATTAAAGCCGCAAGGCTCCAAAAAGCAAGAGAGCAACTCCAAGCTAGGTCTATTTGACCATGTAAAGCATATTCGGGGAGTTCAAGACCCGAAATACTTTGAGAATCTTTCAGAAGAAAACCGGAAGTCATTCAATCACTTCATGCTTCTTAGGGCCTTGGCAATGGATGATGATATCGTCCAAGATATGGCATTTCTTTATCGTTATTTTCATCTCATTCCTTCACCTCAGTTCTACAAGGTTCTAATTGCTCTCACGCCAAAGCAAAACAAATGGGTTCCTTGGATTAAAACCAAGGTAGTGAAACATAATCCAGATCTCTTGGCACTTGTTGCGAAAACTTATGATGTTTCAAAACGGCAAGCAAATGAATATATCAACGTTCTCACTGCTACTGATGAGGGACTGGAAAAGTTAATCGAACTTTGTCAGGCAATGGGACTAAGTGATTCAGAAATCGAAAAACTGTTTGATAAAAAGGAAGCATGAAAATTATCGGAGTAGCTGGATATGCACGAGCAGGCAAGGATACGTTTACGTCCATTGCTTTAGACATCCTAAATAAAAACGGTATTAAAGCCAAACAATACAGTTTCGCTGAGACATTAAAAGAGGAAGTGAAAGAGTTCCTTCAAAAGAATTGTGGTGTGGATGTTTATACACAGGATACCGAACTTAAAAAAGACATTCGAGATTTTCTTGTGTGGTATGGAACTACGTTCTGGCGAAAACGTGATCCGAACCGTTGGATTCGTAGGGTTGACAGCCAACTGAAATCCGATGGTAATGCGATTGACATTGCAATCGTTTCAGATGTTCGCTACTCTAATGAATGTGAATGGATCCATTCTTGGGGTGGTTATTTGGTTCATATCACTGCTTATAGAATGTGCAGTGGGACGCAATACGATTCGGCTGGACGGAGGGTTGAACATCGAGAATGGAGACAGTATTATGATGCTCCAAACGAACAAGAACGTATTAACGACCCTTTGGTAAAAGCACAAGCGGATTATAAATTGGAATGGCCAGTGAAAGGATTGGGTCTAAAGGAAGCTGTGGCTGATACCGAATTGAGAATAGAAGTTCTCAAAGCATTAAACGCAAATTCGTGGTTTAACGCCGTATTGACCCTATAACAATTCCGTCTTGATAAAAGGTAATTCCATGTCCCTGAGCGTAAGTTAGGAACTGAGGGGCAAATAATTTTGTGATAGTTCCTACGGCTCTGGCATAAAGAGCTTTGCAATTGTTGTACACTTTTTGGCGGTCGTTTGCTTTCCAACAATTACATCCTCTTTCATAATCCATCACACAAATACAAGTGGCTTCGATGTCTTTGTGAAGGGAACGGAACCCATGAGCATCGACATAGTTTCTGAATTCTGTAACGTTTTTGATGTCCATTTTAGCTAAGAAGTTTGTGGATGATCCCAAAGAGAATAAGACCTCCGATAAAGGATACTGGAAATATTGAGAGTTTCATAAACAATATCGCATTGATCATTGCGAGCCACATGGCCATGCAAATAGGACAGGTGAGAAGTCTAATTATAAAACAATTGTGATACTGTCGAAGGTAGCCGTGATAGGTTAGAGAAACATCATCTTTTTTCTTCTCGTCGTAATCTTTGTATTGGGAAATTCTGTTCAGTCCGAATAAACGGCAGTACTCAACATATGCCTCGGTTCTAAACCAAACAATCAGAAATAAGGATACAACGGAACTCGATATTAAGATTGTTGCAATCATATCTCATGAACTACCCACCCGCTCAAGCAGGTGGGTTTCCGCCCCAACCAACTGCCCGTTATTTCTAACAGGTCTTACGTCAGGACAGGCGACTAACCCCGTAGTTCCTACGGTTAAATTTAATCCTTGTCTCAGGATGTTTCGTGAAGCATTCAAATCTCTATCCAGTAGAGTTTGGCATCGTGGGCATTCCCATTCTCTCATATTCAATGAGAGATTTTCGTTAATATGTCCACAATGAGAGCAGGTTTTGGATGATGGAAAAAATCTATCTATTTTTATTACTTTCCGACCATACCATCTTGCTTTATAGGTCAACTGCCTCACAAGTTCTCCCCAAGAAGCATCTCCAATGGATTTGGACAGACAACGATTTGCCATCATATTCTTCACGGACAAATCCTCCAGACAAATTACTTGGTTTTCGTTAATCAGTTTGGATGTGATTTGGTGAAGGTGATTATGACGGATGTTGGCAATCTTCACTTGGAGTTTGCCGACTTTCAATCTTGCCTTGTCTCTGCCTTTGGAACCTTTCTTGGTTCTACTCAACGCTTGTTGTCTTGTCTTTAATAGTTTCTCATACTTTTTGGTGGTCTTAATGTTAGGAAATTGTTGTCCATCGGAACATTGGACAAGAGATTTAATGCCTAAATCTATGCCAATAATCTTGTCTGCTTTGGGTTTGTGTTCAATGGTTCGGGTCACTCCGATACAGGCATAATACTGACCTGCTTTGTTCTTGGTGATTGTGGCATAGTTAATCTCACCTTTTACAGGTCTATGCTGGTCAATTCGGATGCCTTCCTTAAACTTTGGAAAGTATATCCTTCCATCTTCAATCGTAACAAATTGGGGAACACGAAATGACTGTTTGTTCTTCTTGGACTTAAATCGTGGAAACCTTGCCAGTTTCTTAAAGAACCTATTGTATGCTCCATCGAGATGCTTAATGGCGTGTTGAAGTGATTGGGCATTACATTCATTCAACCATTTAGTTTCCTCTTTGGATTTGATTTGAGTTAGTTCCTTTGCCATGTCCACATAGGTTAATGTTTTCTTGGCAAGTTGTTTCTCTTTCGCTTCCAAGTAGAACTTGGTCTTACGGTCAAGGAATAGATTATACACATAACGAATGCTTCCGAAGTGTTTGGACAACAGAACTTCCTGCTCCTTAGTCGGAGTTAGGCGAAGTTTGTATGTATAATCCTGCTTCATCCTTGGGTCTTGATGTATTCCAAAATGGTTTGGGTAGATACGTCTCCCGTAGAGCAGACAAAGTATCCGTCCGACCAGAATACGTGTTTCTTCCAGAAGTGTTGTTTCAACTCATTGGAATGATGCTTCCATATATTCCAAGTCGTCTCTTGTTTGAGATATTGGACTAAGGAAGTTGGAGACAGAGTAGGTGGAACATCAACTAACAGATGGATGTGGTCTTTATCGGTATTCATCATATCCACAATCACATCATTCTTTTTACAAACATCCATACAGAACTGCTTAATATCGTCGTCAATTGCTCCTGTGAGGATTGCCTTACGATATTTCACTACAAATACGATGTGTAGTTTCAACAGATACTTACATCGGTTCTTTGTATGGTATTTCTTTATTCTACTCATACATATATTCCAGAAGTAGAAAGAGTATAACTATTTTCACCTTTCTTTACTGGTCGCATTCATCCCATCCGCTGAAAGCAGATGGGTTTTCTGCTCCCGTCAAAGATAAATATCATTTGGCCTCATCAAAAAGAAATACTAGTTCTGATTTTCACTACCAATAGACTAGCTGATTTTCTCAAAAACTTTCTTAACTCGTGGTTTGATTCTGATTGTTGTTATAAAGTTGTTCTACGTACCAAGGATCGTCAGCGTTGATAAGTCGGTTTTGAATTGGATTGATGAATCGAATATCGAGGGTGAAAATATCGAATTCCATGATGCTTCCTTGTTCACCGGAATCTTGAATCATCAAAGGAAGCTGTTTAATGACTTCCATGTGTTGTTGAGTGAACTGTTTCCCGTCAAATGTAACAACAATATCGTTGTCTGGCGTTGCAGAAATAGGTTTCACCCGACGATACATTTCAAATTTTGAAATTTCTTGTTGTCCTTCGATATAATCCTGTAGGATTGCCATCGGTAAGTCGGCGTAGATAGTATCACACCAAGGTTCAATGAACTGCAATAATTGAACCGGACAGTTTTTCACGACGAATCCGATGTTATAACGTGGGTGAACGATTGGAAGCATGTTTTGATCGTGTAGAACATCCATATGCCACTTTCTCCACCAGTCACGGAACTTGATTTGGCGAAGCTTTGTGTATTCTTCCGAATCGGCGGAACGTTTCCATACTTGTCCATTTCCAATTGGGATTTCTTGAACTATTTTGATTCCATCTTTGAATCGGCTTCCTCGGCAAGTCATGTGATATACAAAAGCATCCCTTGCTTGGAGGAGTTCGTATCCTTTGAGAAGAAAGCGATTGAACAAATCTGAATCTTCTAGTTCCATTGGTGCAAATACTCGTTTATCGTGGCCACCAATAGCAAAAAAATCCTCGACATACATAATCCATGGAGCAAAAATTCCTTTTGTGGTTATTCCTGCATTGGTTTTTTGCTCTTGTTCAATGAAACGAAGAAACAAATCCTCTTTGAAATCTTCGGGTTCCATTCCCATGTCGATGACATATTTTTCTGGTCCCGGTGGATGTAATGGTGGTTCTATTCTTGTTCCGGAAATGACTCTACCACGCCGCAAATGTCTCATCATTCGTTCTACATAATTTGGTCCTGCAATCATGTCGGCATGAAAAATTCCGAAGACTTCGTTGGCGGCCATTTTGGCTCCAAGGTCATATAAAACAGTGTGTCCAACCCGTTCTGGTCCTTCATTGCGAGAAACTTTCACATTTTGATCTTGTGTTTTTTGGTTTAACATCCAATCCCATGTGCCGTCTGTCGATGCATCATCCAATAGAATGACTTCCACATCTGGGCCAAGATGCTTACGAATACTATTGTAGGCAAACCTTACATACTTAAGATTGTTCCGTGATGGTATAACGAGTGTTAGCATATGGATGTAAACCTCCATTTGTAATGGTCCACGATAGATGGGAGAGCTTTGTCGAATTCTTGATGATTAGTCCATCCTGTGGATTTCAGTTTTGAACAATCAACACTATAACGAACATCCTGTCCCGCTCTGGTGAAATTGAAATCACAATAAGGTGTGATATCATCACTATCCGTTAGAAGTTTTACCACTTTCTGGGCGACGACGAGGTTGGATTCTTCATAGTTCCCACCAATGTTGAATATTTGATTTCTTAAATCGTTTTTGATGATGTGAATAATAGCGTCGGCGGTATCGGCGACATGAAGCCATGTTCTTCTTGGAGTTCCTTGATTATGAAGTGGGAATTTTCCTTTTTGGATTACAGCTTTGCATATGCATGGAATGAGTTTCTCCGGATATTGATAGCATCCATAGTTGTTCGTTGGACGAACTATTGTTGCCTCGATTCCGTAAGTTCTCGACCAAGCAGAAATCAACATATCAGCCGCCGCTTTGGTTGCAGAATATGGATTACTTGGTTTCAGAGCATCTGTTTCCGTATGAGATCCTTCAACGATGTCTCCATAAACCTCATCGGTACTGAACTGGAGTAGTAAAGGTTTCCATTTTGATTTCGTAATTAAGTTAAGGAGGTTGTGAACTCCATATACATTTGAATCAATGAATTCTTTACTGGAAGCAATGGAATTATCTACATGAGTTTCTGCGGCAGTATTGATGATTATGTCACAAGGCCATAGGGTATTCAGATCTTTGATATCTTTTTCCCAAAACTGAAAATTTGGTTCCCGACTAAAGACTTCTAACATACCAAGATTGGCAGCATAGGTTTTCTTGTCCACGCCATGAACAAACCATCCCTGATCTAGACATTTTTGAACGATGTGGACCCCAATAAACCCGAGACACCCCGTCACATAAACTATTTTTTTCATGTTACTTTTTTGAAGAATTCGTTAACTACTTCTTGAATATAAGTAGTTTGTTCTTTTGTAATAACTGGACTTGTCCCTAGGAAAAATGTATCTGTTGTAGCTTTTGTGGCATTCGGAAAGAGTTTTTTTATCTTGTTGTAATCGCCATAAGCCGGAACAAGATCTGAATAGGCTGGTTGAAGCAGTAAGTTTCCACCGAAATAGTTTCTTGTCTGGATTTTTCTATCTTCAAGAAACCGGCAAAACTCAGAACGTTTAAAGGGGGCTCCATCTTTTACCGTTAATGGAAACGCAAACCATGAAACGTCGGCGTGTTCAATTGCTTTGGGTAGAATAAAGTGTTCTTCGTATTGTTTGAAAATTGCCAGCAATGCCTCATAGTTTGCCTTTCTTTTAGCAATGATGTCTGGGAGTTTATCCAATTGGGATAGTCCCATAGCGCATTGTAATTCAATCGGTTTGAGGTTGTATCCAATTTCCTCATAAACATATTTGTGATCGAAAATTTCCTCTGGGAAAGCTGGAATCCAATTTTTGAAACGACACCCACAAGAGCCTTTAGTTGACAGATTCGCTGCTTTACCAACACAATAGCATCCTCTTCCCCATTCACGAAGGCTACGAACAACTTTTTCTTGTTCGGCGGTGGAACAAACAACAAAACCGCCTTCTCCCATTGTAATATGGTGGGCGGGATAGAAGGAATAGGATGACATTGCACCAAAGGCTCCCAATGGACGACCTCGGTAGGTTGAACCTAATGCATCACAACAGTCTTCAAGAAAAACAAGTTTATGAGTTGCCACAATATTCATAATGGCATCCATTTCTGGAGGATTTCCCAGAACATGAGCGAACATGATACCTTTTGCTTGAAAGTAATAAGCAGCCATGTCGGCTTGTTCTGGATTTAAGTTTAAGGTGTCAAGCTCTATATCAACAAACGCAGGAGTAAACCCATTTTGTAAAATCGGGTTAAGAGTTGTTGGAAAGCCTGCTACCGGAGTTATGATATGACCACGTTTAAGTCCCCATAACCGCTTTGACTTAAGAGCAGCAACCATTAAGAGATTTGAACTGGATCCACTGTTGGTTACGACACCATACGAGCGGTTAACCAATAAGGGAAATCGTTTTTCAAACTCTACTGCTTTATTGCCGAGAACAAGCCATTCATCTAATAATACCGAAATGGCAGAAAGGTATTCTTCATTAGTGTAATATGGGCCAGCATATTGTACCCAATCCTTCCCCGGTGTCCATTTTTTTGTGGTGTGCTTTTCATTAAAGTACTTGGCAACAAGATCTAAAATAAGGTCTTTGGTGGTCATGATGTAAAGATAGCAATGAAATCTTTGAGTTTTTGAGCATCTCTGGCTCGATCTCCTTCTAGACTTTTGTAATAAGCTCCGATATCGCCAGCAACCTCGATGCGTTTTTGATATGTTTCATCCTGTGGAGCTTTTCCGACGGCGGGGTGTATGTGCTCAATAATTAGATTTGGCATATAACATTTTCTTCCTATTCTTTCAGCCAAATCTGTTATCCACTCATCGGTATAGGCAGACGCCAGTTTTGGTGGAAGTACATATCCAACCAACTCAACCCAATACCGATGAATGAATCCATGGGTTCCAATTCTGCCCCTTTGAAAACCGTCTTCTCCATATACGAACAAAATTCTGTCTTCATATTTGGCAAATTCTTGTTCAACGATAACATCCCATTGTGGCGTCTTAAACACAATATCATCGGCACCAAAGAAAAAGATGTCGCCTTGAGCAAGCTTGCCGAGTTCGTTATACATTTGGCTACCAATGAGTTTGTTTCCTTGAACAGCATTTACGTTAAGACGCTCGGCGGCATATTGTAAAGCTGGAATAGACTCTTCGTCATCGTCGTCTATGTAAACTAATAATTCAACGTTTTGGACATTGCTTACGGTATTGATGATACTGTCCACAAAACGAATGACGTTCTGTGGACGTTTTCTGGTTGGGGCTATAATACTAATCATACAATAGTTTCAGATTGATATTTTTCGTAATCAAATAGGTTAGGAGTTAAAAAGAGTTTTTCTTTTATAAATGGACCTAAACCGGGGTCTAGTGCAAACCCGTTTTCGTCGAATTTGGATGGGTCGTGGTCAAAAATGTGTGCCCATTCGTCATACCCGAATCCAGTTGAACGGGCTCGTGGGTCATTTAAAATATCTAACATATCTAACCCAAACATAAGATTGTTCCAGTATCCCTTGGGACCAAGGTGGTCAAAGCCAGATGTGGCTCCATCAGCCGATTTAGTATGATAGATGACCAAATCTTTCACGACAACCCACTGTAGTTTGAGAGCAGCAAGCATAAAGGAAAATACTGATTCTGTACAGTATGCTTTGAAAATATCCGGAATTAAATGTCCGTAATATTGCAGCACACGGTCATCGTAAAGATTGAAATGGAGGTTAATGCACTTACCCACCGGAACAATGAAATCTTGACCAACCCAGACATGATCGGTGGGAAGACCGAACCAATTTTCCTTGCCCATGTCCGTATTTGTTTGGAGTGTCACGATACCATATTTACCTGTGACAAATCGCTTGTGCATTTCTTGTAGAGCATGGGTATGATTTTGAACATCCACACCAGAATCAACGTAAAGGTACCCATCGTATCTACCCTTTCGTTTAATGATTTCCTGAACAGCTTTGTTGAAAGTAATATTGACTGGTTGAATCTCGTCCATGAAGCAATACATGAGACGTTTTCCGAATTTCTTTTGAAGTCCTGTTTTTGTGGCGTTGTGCATAGCACATCCACTTACAACGGTATCGAAAGAAAATCCATTGGTAGTTTGTTTAAGCAGACTTTCAAGATGTTTGATATAGAGAAACAAATTGTTTTTCTGAATCTCACACGTATTGAATATGACGAGATATTTTTTCATTAATCTCCGAGAAGTTTTCTCTTCAATTTGATTTTAGCCATTTCTTCAACGTTTCGTCGTTGCTGTAATCCAAACTTACGTTCAACCAAATTTAGATAGGCCGGATTTGTGAAATAAGTATGCCACGCATTGTCACGAAATGCCAGCACTTCGGCAGATGTGCAATACTTCGTTGGAAGCGGTTCTGACTCATAACTCAAGAAAGCGTATCCTTCTGGAGTGGATGGTAATTTCCAACCTTCTCGGATAGCACGAACATATAGAGGACTTCCCGGTAAGGCCATACAAGGATACATATTGGTTGTCTCGGCGTTGATTTCTAATGCAAGATCCAACGTTGCTTGCATACTTTCTCTGGTATCATCCGGAAAACCAAAAATGAAGTTACTGATAACATTGATATCGGCAGCTTGGATGTCTTTACACACCTGACGGATATTAACATTCTGGAAGCTTCCTTTACTGACTTCGGTTCTGATTTCTTGCTTGGCGGCTTCGATGCCTAAAGCAAGCCAATTGATTCCGGCTTTTTTGAATAATTCGAGATATTGTTTACGAACTGTGTCGATACGGGCATAAGCCCACATGTTAAATTTCATCTTTCGGTCTATGATGTTATTCAATAAGGGTTCAAAGTAACGTTTGTCGAGAAAAAACATTTCATCAGACAGACGTACCGTTTCTACACCATAAGTGGCAAGTTTTTCAAACTCTTTGGTAATAAAGTTCGGAGACCAGAACCGCATAATGCGACTATCCGCAGAAGAAATTCCATCGGAATTATCTTTACGGTTGAGAATGTTAATCATACAGAAATCACAGCCAAATCGGCATCCTAAGCTGGTATAAATAGCCGCAAATGGTGTTCTACGAGGTTTATCGAAGTTGACATGCCAAAAGTGAGCCCGATATAAATCAAATGGTTTTTGTTTGTACGGGAGTAAATCCCACGCATATCCCGGTAAGTCTTGGTCCATCTTGTCATTTGGAACCACGAATTCTGGGGGATTAAGAACACTAAGGCCATTTGGTTTCCAACCTATTCCCCTGACTTTCTGTAAATCTTCCGATGTTTTCAGATCGGTTAGAAGAAGATTGCGTAAGGCATAAACACCTTCGTTAAGGAGTACAAAGTCAACAAACGGTTTGGCTAAGACTTCTTTAGGTAGAGCACTTACATGTGAACCAACCATGCAAATAGGAAGACTTGGTAAAGCTTCCTTAAGTTTCTCGCCAGTGCGGTAGGCTCCAATCATCATGGTTGTTCCAGAGTTTGGGTTCTGTCCATACATCACGAAAACTACCAATCGTGGTTTTAACTCTTCTACACGACGAACTACCTGTTCGTCGGTTAATCGTTCAGCATTGGCGTCTAGAATGCCAACTTTAAATCCAACTGAACGACAACTTTGGGCTAGTAGTAAAGACCACGTTGGTGTTTCAATAGCACTAAATTCGTCGGCAAGTGCTTGATAAGCTTCCTTGGCGGTATTTGGTTCGATGAATAATACGTCTAAGTTCATGAGTCCCTTTTTGATACAATTGGTTCTTTTACCGGCCAAAATACATTATATTTTGGGTCATTCCATTTAACATGAAGTTGCTGTTCAATTGGAACGTATGTGTCTGAAAGTTTGTAACTAAAAATACACGTTTCAGATAAACAAAGATGTGCGTTTACACACCCAGATGGAATAAGTATTTGAGTCCTATTTCTTTCGTTCAAATAAAATGTTTCCACCTTGTCTTTTGTTTCGCCTTCACGTAGATCGATAACAACGAGTTGGATCGAACCTTGGATACATTGAACCAGTTTCCATGCTTTGGCGTCTCCGTGAAATCCTCTAAGCACATCCTTTTTTGAAAAAGAAAAGGAATCCACATTGAACGTCAATTTTGGTAAATTCAGTTTGTTAAGCATCTCCAGCATTTCAATACTGCTGAACGTTTGAACGTTTTCTCCCCGGTGGTCATAAAATACGTTTGGGTGAATGACAACCAATCCGTTTATTTTTTTGGATTCTTCAAATCGCATGTTACATCTCTCTACAAATCGTATTTTAGACATCCGAGAACGGACAATTGGTGTGTTTTATAATTGGACAAGCTTCTAACACTTCTCGAATTGAATCGTCCAAGGAATATTTTGGAGTCCAACCGGTCGCTTCCAATTTTTGATTGGAAACAATGTAATTTCTTTGATCTGGGTCTTTGTTAATTGGAGACTCGGTGATAAAGAAATCCGGAACTTGTTTTTTGATGGCAAGGCACAGGTCCATTTTATTTACATTTGCTGACGTGTTACCAAGATTGTAAACCTGACCTCGCATTTTTTCTTGGTTGATAATACCTAATAGAATAGCACTAGCCACATCACGCACATGAATGAAGTTTCGTAAAAAATTTGACTCGAAAAGGACTATGAAACGGTCATTCCATGCTCTCCATGTGAAATCATTAACGAGCAAATCCATACGCATTTTACGGGACACCCCCATAACCGTTGCCAAACGGAATGTGATGTTGTTTCCGGAAGCCATAATTGCTTTTTCGGCAGCACATTTAGTCTTTCCGTAAATGGAGATTGGACTCAAAGGGGTTTCTTCGGTGCAAAATACAGCTTTACCTTCAACGTGCTGACCAAGACCATAACCTGAGTTTGTATTGGCGTGAATAACCAATTGTTCTGGGGTTACTGTCCTTGCCAAGAATTCAGCACTATCTTGATTAACTTGGCGAGCCTCGATAGGAAAACGATTGCAGATTGGCATTCCAACATAGGCAGCAAGGTTCACAATAACGTCGTGTTTGGTGATTTGTTCTTTGTAAAGTACTTCGTTTCGAACATCTCCTAAAACAAAACGAAATTTTGGGTTATTACAATATTCCAAGATACCATGTTGTCGATGTATGAGGTTATCGAATACAGTAACTTGAAACCCCGCATCCAGAAGAGTTTCAGTTAGAATGTTTCCAATGTATCCAGCTCCACCAGTTATTAATATTTTTGTCATAGTTATCATTGATCCCAGAAACGATACAATTCTTCTATGAAGTAATCTACGCTCTTGTCAAACGGTATGACAGGCTTCCATCCTGTATCTCTGGTAAATTTTTCCATACTTGGAATTTGAACTGTGATGTCTGACGGTCGTAGAAGGGCAGGATTCTGATAGGTTTTCACGGAGACATTCATTTTATTAATTAGCATCTCCAAGAAGTCGCCAATTCGGATTCCAACAGTTCCGCCTATATTGTAAACCTCCCCCATCTTACATTTTTGCGTTGCAATCCAATAAGCTTCTGCGGCTTCACGAACATCAATGAACGTTCTAACGGTTTCCAAGTTTCCATGTTCAAGCACTTTTCGTGTTCCATGCTTGATTTCCAAAATCTGTTTTGCAAACGCCGTAGCGAACAAGTCTGCTCTACGAGCGTTTAGATAAGTGAACATTCTCGTTCGAACTATGTTCATTCCATAGTTTAGGAAATACACATAACCTAGATTGTCCTGAGCCATTTTAGAGACAGCATAGGGGTTAATTGGTTTGAGAGGACAATCTTCGGTAATGGGAATGTGTTCTGGTCCAACCGCTCCATACACTTCTGACGTGCTGCAAATCTGAATGATTGGATTATACCCACTCTTGTTTTTTAAAAGTCTTATTGCTTCTAAGAGGTTCAACGTTATGTTAACGTTGTTTGTAACTACTTCATGTGGGTAATCAAACGATTTTCTGACATTGGCCATTGAAGCAATGTGCATTATAATATCCGGACGGTCTTCATCGAAGAGTCTGTAAACAGATAAAGAATCGTTCAAATCTAGATATCGTATTTGTAGTTTGTCTTTGATATGAGCGATATTCTTTGATGGAGCGTGGGATCGAGTTGTTCCAATAACCGTGACACCCACTTTTTCCAGTAGATATTCGGCCAAGTAACTTCCTCCGCTTCCAGTAATTCCGGTTATTAGAACTTTCATGATACTGATTTCAATAATATTGATGAACTATACACTTTTTGTAAAGGAATAGCAACATATTTTATTTTTCTTTTGATAAGATGTCGTGCGCTCTTTGTAGAATTGAAGAACTAGAATCACTTTTCTCCCCTCCTACGTTGTAGATCATTTTTATACCTAAACGTTGACATGTTTCTTGTTCTTTCGAAGGGGCACTAGTGGGCTTTCTATCTCCTCCGTTACAAAATATAGATGGACGAACTATTTCTAACGTTTTCGAAACTGTCCCATCTTCATCTATTGCTATAATAGTCTCGTCCACTCCTCGAATGTTTCGGACAATATATTCTCGGCTTTTTTCATTTACGACGACAGGAGTGGATTTCATTGCCGCTTGTTTGTCTGAGTTTACGATTACCACAAGATACCCCCCGAGTTTTCTCGCTTCGGTTATATAGTCTATGTGACCTTTGTGAAGAATTTGAAAGTATCCACTTACTGCTACAACCGGAGTGTATCTTTTTGTAATTTTCCTACAGATATCCAATAGACGTTCTGTGGAAAGAGTAGATTTGATGAGACTGACATTTTTATCAATCCATTGAATGTTTCCTTTAACATAACCAAGAGCGTTATTTTTTAGGTCCAACGAAGCATTTCCGATTCCTCGACGGGAAGTAAAAAATAAATCTTTTCCGGTTAATGCACATTTTCCTCCTTGTTCCAAAAAAAGAACATTCAGATCGTCAATTGATATGGAAAAGTCAAGGTTTCTGTCTTTTGCTCTTCTTTTTATCTCTGTAAACGTCTTTTTTCCGATATAGCCACACCCCTTGAAGTTTTTGTGATGATTGAGGGAGTACATGGGAATTCCATAGAATGGTTTAGGCATGTGTCGGTATTGATGTATGCTTATGCACCGATTTAGGAATTCGGATTGGGAAAGATTGTTTTTCATCCGATTCACGTCTTTATGAATCCATTGGAGGTTTCCTTTTACATAGCCCTGCCTTGAGTCGATTCTATCTAAAAAGGCATTTCCGACCTCGAAATCAATGGGTTCTCCTGTAAAAACACACTTTCGGTCTTGTGAGAGATACAGTTCCTCCAATAATGAAATTGAAACGTCAAAGGTAATAAATCGAGTCTTTGCATTTCGCAGTAAGGAATGATAATAGTCCAACGGAATAAAATTTCCTCCCTCCCATCGGCTGTGCTCATGCCCCCGGCGAGTTCTTAGACAGCGTTTTAAGCATGTTTTTGTTCGTAAAATATTGGATTCTTGAATCATCATTACCTCCGTTGTAAATTACTGATACGCCCGATTCCTCGAAACTAAATTCCAAAATGTTATTTGCGAATATGTCGTAGAGCTTTTGTTTTGTAATTGGATTACAGAGAACCAATATAAACCCACAACCGCCCGCACCTAAAAGTTTCCAACCACAGGCACCCATACTACGAATTTCATCAATGATTTTGTTGATTTTTCCTGTCGTGATGAACGGGGATATTCGTTGTTTCTCTTCCCAAGTAGCTCTCAACAACTTTCCGATGCCTTCGATGTCTTCATTCAAAAAATATCTATGAGCTTCTTTGGCTATTTGAAGGATAGCTGTTTTATCTTTGTGTTCATGCGATTTGGCAATACTGTTTTGTTCTCTTTGGTCGTTGGTGTAAATCAAAAGCATGGACTTTTGAAGCTCTTCTCGAAATTCCTTGGTTACAGCTAGTGGTTTTACAAGAAAGTTTCCATTGGGTTGAATTTCAATGGTATTCAATCCTCCATAAGCAGGCCAAATCTGGTCTTGGATACCACCAGCCTCTCGTAAAATAACACGTTCAATATGAATAGCTTCATAAGCAAGTTCTTTAGGAGAGATTTCTACTTTTCCGAATACTTTGTTTAAAAGGTAAAGCATTCCAACACAAAAAGATGAAGAGCCACCCAGTCCCGTTCTCGAAGGTACATCCGAAAATGAGTTGAATTCGATGGTTTGGTCAATGTTTCGATATTTTAGTATTTCTCGAATCAGTGGGTTGTGAATCTCGTCCCAATTCTTAACGATTTGTTGTTGAGAGTAAGTAATAATGCTCTCTTGTGGTAGAATGGGTGGGCGTTTACGCATGGAAAGGTACACATTCTTATCAATCGTCGTCCCAATAAGGAAAGAGCCATGTTGTTCGTAGAATTCTTTGTAGTCCGTGGAACCTCCAAAGAACGAAATTCTAAATGGTGCCTTGACTATAATCATTTCTGTGAGTCTCCTTTCCAGACCCGGTAACTGTCGGAATCTTCATGATGAGTAGAAACCTCAAATATTACTCCATCAGTATTAGCAATAAGTTGGTGTGGTTGTCCCGGTCTCTGCCGAACAATATCACCTACATTCAATGTAACTTCGTGAACATCGGCATTCGTCGTGTCAATCCACCGATAGAGAAAAATTCCATTTTGGACATACCACGTTTCATCTTTATTCATGTGGTAATGCATTGAAAATTTACATCCCTGTTTGAAGATAAGCAATTTGCCGCAATAGAGATCATTATTTTCAATGATGAGTTCTTCGCCCCATCCCTTCGGAACTTTGCAACCATGGCAAACTTCTGGTTTGATGCATTCGTTATTTTTCATTATAAAAATCTCCCCATTCTACTAGGATGGTTGATTTACCGTCCGTTCTCGTATAAGCCTTTTCGTAAGCAGGAAAAATCTGATCTGGTTCATCTAATCGAATAATTTCGACGTTTGGAGCCATCAAGCGAAAAGCTTCTGTGTAATCTCCGACGTGCTGATGTTGTGGGTGAAGAGGACGTTCTGAACCAATCGATGTTCGGATGATGACTTTCGGACGATATGGAATATCTGCCATACCGGGAATCTTATCCAAATGATTTACTATTTGGTTTGTAGCGAGCAAAAGAAAGTTCCATCTGGGATAAATTGATATAGGAATTAGTCCCTTGAGCGATAAACCGATACTCATTCCCATTTGCATGTCTTCTGTAACTGGCATTTCCAATAACTTGGCTCTATCCACGTCTTTTAATGTGTTTGTCATTGCTGTTCCGGCATATTCCACTGCTTGACCGAGGAACATTGTATTATCTTTTTGTCCTAGCCATGTCATGGCTCTTTTTAATTCGTCAAAGTATTTCATAAAATTACTCCATAACTACAATTTGGATTTTCTTGAATAAGATGTTTCATGAGTTTGACATATGTTTCCCCGTCAACGTAGTCATAAGTTCGAATACAGTTGTTTTCTCCGAACCAATTTTGAAACCAACAACTATGTGGAGAATAAATGTTTGGATTGTGATGTGGAACTTTTTTGTGAATGTATGCACCGAGCCAATGGTCAACATAATGGTGTTTTAGAGACGGATTGAAAAAGATTCCATCAAATTTTTCCTCTACGGTTTTTCTAGATACGAGAGGAAAACTAATAACTGGATAGTTGTAATCAAAAGTTTCGTTGGTTACTCCAGTTGTCCACCTAGAGGACCAACAGGCGTTTGGAAGCCCTTCGTTGTTGTGGTTTCTTCGCATATTATCAAACCACCCACCACCCAAATTGTAAACTTGATATTCCGCTTCTTTGACTTCTTGGCTTTCAAGAAGAATTAATAAACGATTAATGTCAATTTTTAGGATATTATCATCGACGGCCACTGCAATCCATTCTCCGGAGCAATGTTTGTACCCTTTATTAAAAGCATAAGTTGACCCACTTTCCTTGTCGTCCACTACTAATTTTATATTTGGCGTCTCTAGGTTTTCAACTTGATCTATAATATATTGAGGAGCACAAATAACAAATTCATGCTCATGTGGACCCAATGCTTCTATAAACCGCAAGCATTCAAAGCCGACGTTCAAATCTCGTTTTGTTGCTATTAAATAGGATATCATTAGAATTGAATGCGTTCGCCTGTTCCGGCGTGTGGATATTTGGTTTCGTATTTGTAATAAATAATTTTTTCCAGTTTCATCGTCTTATCCGAAGAAGAATTTAACCAATCTGCATTTGGCTCGTTTGAGAGTTGAGAAACACCCCATGTTTTTCTGGTGTCAGTACAAACTGATTTGCCGTTATCTTCAATAATCCAAGTGATGGGTAAATCGAAGTTGACAGAATATTTCCAGTTTTCGTGAAAAGTTCCTGTTTCCGAAGTCATATCACCGACGAAGCAATAAACATGCTCATCGAGCTTTTGGCGTTTAATGGCTAATGCTACGCCATTGGCTATTGGAATGTTTCCGGCTACGATAGCAGAAGAAAAGATTCGGAATTCGGGATAGTTTAGAGCAATAGAACGACCTTTTTTGATATCCGTTAATAGTTGTTCTGGTGGAACGCCTTTAAGAAGACATTGATAGTGAGACCTCCAAGAGCAGAACACCCAATCCTGTGGCCGAATATCATCAAATATTCGGATCATCTGTTCTTCATTGCCATAATACAGATGAACGGGGGCACGAATTTCTTTGTTTTTCCAAGCTTCGCAAACTCGTTCTTCGAAACCGATTAAGTCTTGAGGCGTAAACTTTTTCATGACAACTTATTTTCTATTTTTCCATCCTTTTGATTTTACTAAATATGAGTCGCTTAGTTTCATATTCTCTTGCCTAGTTACAAACTCAAGATTGTCTATTCTATTGTTTGAAATATCATTGTCTTTGTGGTTTATTTCCATATTCTGGAGTCCATCGTGGATAAAGAAGGGCGATTTTCATTACTGATATAGGTTCTTACGTTTCATCCAATCAATCATGTACTTCGTCGGGTCTTTGAAATACTCCATGACAACATCCATGAAATATTGGCGTGCTGCCTTCCCTTTTTCAACTAGTTCTGAATGTGGAGTCTGGGCGATTTTAAGAAGTTCTTTGTCCAGATGTTCATCTCCCAGTGTTGGGTCAATTTTGTAAAGAAAACTAGTATCGTAATCACCTTCTTCCATTACCATTTGTTCTCCGATGATTACTGGGACTCTAGCAAAGAAACAGGTTTCATAAAAACGAATTGTTACCGAAGATACACCTTCGGGACAAAGGGAAATTAGGTTACGATAAAGTGATTCGATATACGCACTGACAGCGGGACTATCAAGACCTTTTCTTCCACCCCAAGAGGTATTTAAGGTAAATTCGTGTTTGACCCCTATGCGTTTGAGAGACTCATAAGTTCTAACTCTGGTATTGATTGGATCTGGTTGGCCACGAAAACCAAACGATATGTCTTCTGGAAATTCGATTTCACCGCAATCTGGGTTGTTTTTTAAAAATGCCAGTAAACTGCTCATATTGGGTCTTGCCATGATGGGTTGAACCCAATGAGCATACTTTGTCGGAGCACAACTTTTAATGGTCTTGTTAAGAACCCATGGATGGGCTATTTGGGCTCCACCGCCATGTCCCGGTATTGCACACCAGTCTCCTTCAAGGTCGAGGATATGCCGATGTTCATTTCCCGGCATAAAGGTAAATGAATCTTTCAGAATAGGGTGTTGTGGATTATCTATGTTACCATCCGACACTTGACCCATGTAAAAGAATTCTGCTTGGTCTGGGTCATCAACAACGGTGCAATGACGTTTGATTCCATCTTTACTGAATGGTGTCGAATCAACGTATTCAGGAATCAAGTCCTGACTATGCACCCACCCGTGTTTGTAAATGTAGAGTTTCATTCAATGGTTGTTTCGCAGGGGATTTTGTTGTAATCCAGAACCGATGGCTTCAAAAAGAGATTGTCACGAATAAAATCTTTGAGTTTCGGATTTTTTGGAAATCCTTCCTCATCATAAAGAGAGGGATCATGCATCATAATGTTTCCACATTCTTCATAACCCATTCCTAATGCTTTGGCTTCGTCGGTTATGAGGCAAGTATGAACGTCCACTCCATTGTAGAGGTTATTCCATGTTTTTCCAAAAGGACCGTGTTCATCAAATGCAACTGTTCTTGCTTTAATGGGATCACCATAGCCTTCCATTGGGCGGTCAATAGACTTATAGTGTTCCAATACAATATTTGGAACCACTACCCATTTAAGCCTCAAAGCTGCGTTCAAAAACGAAAATGTCGATTCGGTGCAATGGGCTTTGAAGATATCCGGCATCAAACCACCATATTGCTTCAATAGAGCATCGTCAAAATACTGAAAATGAAGGTTACATGCTTCTCCTGCCAACACTTCGATATCTTCTGTTCCGGTAAAAATATGGTCATGGCGAACCCCGGTATGTGGAAGATAAAACCCACGGTCATTGTCACTCTGGAGAGTCACCATACCATATTTTCTCGTGCTGGATCGTTTGCCGATTTCGCTTAGACAAAACGTTTGATTTCTGGTGTTCATCCCAGAGTCAACGAAGATGTAACCATTGAACCCACCTACTTGTTCGGCTACCTTCCGGACAGAATGATTGAAAGTAACGTTGACAGTATGCATCTCGTTGACGTAGTTGTACCAGAGACGGTTCCCATAACGTTTTCGCAATCCCGCTTTGGTAGAATGACTCATGGCACATCCACTGACGATGATTTTGAAGTTAGGATAGTCTTGTTCTAAAAGACTGTCAAGACAACTGATATACCAAAATAGATTGGTTCTCTGTCGCTCGCAAACATTATAGACTACTAAGAGATTATCGCTCATTGAATAATCCTTTTCTGTGTAAATAGGTAAGGAAAGTTTTAGTGGGGTCTTTGTAGTACTCTACTATAACAGATTGAAAATAATTTCTTGCTGCTTTGCCACGTTCAATAAGTTCTGAAAGTGGCGTATCGAGTATTTTTTGAAAATCCCGCATCAAATCCTCTGGGGGTAAAGATGGTGGTATCTTAAAGACAAAATCCATCTTATGCACATCGTCCCCAACAAACCTTTCGTTTCCTATTACGACAGGAACTCTTCCAAAAAACATGCCTCGTAAAATCGAGCCGTGTTGTGCTCCATTCCGACTGGACATAAAGCTAGAAGGTGTTTATAAATCATCTCACAATATTCGTTAATATGTGAACTTCCTATTTCGCTAAACGAACGAAGTTCGGCAGTGAAACGAAACTCTCCCGGTAATTTCATTTCCCGAGCCGTTTTGAAAAACTCTCTATAATCATCTTGGTTGAAGTAGTGGTAGTTTTGTGTTTCAGGTTGTAAAATAGCGTATTCATCTTTGTAAGATTCTCCGACAGTACTGTTTAATACTGCTTTTGACCACGCCCAAACATGGCTACAAAGACCCTCTTGAATAATGATGAAATCAAAGCTGTTATCTTCAAATGTCTTTAGCTTTTTCCAAATAAGATAGATATGATTTGTTGTTACATCGAAGGTAGTTCTGTATGTAACAATTTCCGATCCCGGATGTTCGGCTTCGATTGTTCTTTTCAGATTGTCAACCCACGCATGATTGACGGGATCTACTCCTCTTGAATCTGTCGCTATAAAAATTCTCATAGATGGTTCAATATATCGGTTAACCAGCGAATTTGTTCAACGTCCAGTTCAGGATAGTTTCCAATATACCACCCGAAGAAGTGAACGTAATCAACGTTTGTAAATAACTTGGCAAATTCGGTTCCAAAGCGACGAGTCAAGTAAGGTTGGCGAAGTTGGTTTCCTCCACCGGACATACCACGACGGAACTCAACTTCTTTTTCTCTAAGTACCTTTTCTACACGATCCCTCATTTCAAGATCCGGATGGCGAAGAAGAAGGGTAAAGGCATAGTTACTATTTCCGTTCCGGTCAAATTCTGTGTAATATTTCTTTGGGTCTAGGCCGTCTAGGAAAACATCTAGGTTTGCCTTTCTCTTCTTGTTATTGTCATCAAGTCGAGGCAATTGGTTCAAAGCAAGCACTGCATTCAATTCGGTGGAACGCATATTATAGGCATCCTGAATAAATACAAAATCTGGATTCAAATCTGGAAGCTTGGCGATGGTTTCTTTTTTCAAATCTGTACTATCGGCTTCTCGAAGCATTCCATGAGAACGAAGCATTCTGCAACGTTCATAAAGAGTCTCATCATTCGTGCAAATCATTCCTCCTTCAATTGAAGTCATATGATGAGCGTAATAGAAGGAGAAATTGGAAATATCGCCGATTGAACCTACTTTTTGGCCGTTAAATGTTGCTCCGTGTGATTCACAGCAATCTTCGATGAGAATGATACCCCTTTCTTTACAGCAATCATGAAGTTTCTGACTCATTCCGTTATATCCAAGAATGTGAGTTAATAGAATGGCTCCAGTTCTTGGAGTAATCAAATCCAAAACTTTATTTTCATCCAGTGCCAAGTTTTTCAAGTTGATGTCGCAGAATACAGGAGTAAGTCCTGCATGAAGAATAGCAGAAATATCCGAAACCCAGTTCAATGGAGAAACAATAACTTCTTTTTTATCTGGAGGTAAAATTGCCGCTAAAACGGCAAGTGTGACAATATTGGCAGAACTACCAGAGTTCAGGAAGACGCTATATTTTACTCCAAGCCATTTGTTCCACTCTTGTTCAAACTCACGAACTTTTTTGTTATTTGTCAAAACGGGTAATGGTCTTTGAGACAAAAACCGAATCATTGCATCAGCATCATCATCGGTGATATTATTATACATTAAGGGCCATTTCATAGATTTTCTTGTAGGAAACGATACATTTTTTCTTTCCAAATGTCAAGACGAAATTGATTATAATTAAATTTGGCTTTTTCGGAGCAATCTTTGTAAAAAGTAGAATCTGTTTTGAGACGCAAAGCCATGTCTCTTGCTGTTTTGACATCCTCTGGCTCTACGGATAGGTCTGGGAAACAGGTTCTTTGGGTATCGACTTTGATATTTCCAATGCAGGGGATTCCGAAATAGGCCAGATTAAGGCTAAAAGTTCCCGCTGCAATAGTTGGCATGAGGTGAACTCCATATTTGAACGTCGAGACAATATTGATCCAATCGAACCAAAAGACTCGTGGTAGAACTCGAAGGTTAGGTACTTGGTCTTCTCCCGGTTGCGAACAATGAGAAGATTGTACATAGATGGGAACCTCAAATTCGGAAGCCACTAAGTAACTTTGAAACCCACCATACCATCGACAAAAGTTACCCCCGATGATTGCTTTGTCTTCTGGTTTGGAAGAAATATTCCGGATCAATTCTTCTATCATTAACGTTGGTATCGTTGTAACTTTTTTATTGGGGAACCACCCCTTATACCATTTCGTGTCGTAATCGTTATGAGCAAAGATAACGTCGCACTCTGCCAACTGGTTATAGAAGTTGAATTGATCCGGTAAAGAAAAATCATTCACATACCACGTCGGACCTTCTTGAACGTAAGCAACTCGTTTGTTTTGCTTTTTTAGAGTCTCGACAAATGGTTGTGCATAGAGAGCCGCAAACCGATTTGGGTTATCATTAAGTCGCAGACCCTCCGAGTTGAGAGATACCCCTCCCTTTGGGAGTATAAGCATAACCCAATCATATCCAGCAACCGTAGGATATTCGGTTACATTAAAATGGTCGGCTTGGAGGGCGTGCATCCATGCAAACTCTGTCCTCATATTGGGATGGTTTGCCGAAATCTTTCCTTTGAACCCCATTTCAGTTAAGAATGCAACTTTCATAGTTTTGGTTTACTATCAAAGACATTATGACCACGATTCTCTTCTTCTGTAAACCATTCGTTGTAACGTTTGTTAGTTTTTAATTGGGTTTCTATAGTTTTATCGTGATAGAGTGCTAAGTCTGTATCGTCTGGTAACTTTGCAAATTTATCATGACCCTCGATTTTTTCATGAAGTCGCCTGTCCCATTTGATTCGAGATGGGTCTCTTCTATAAATGCGACTTTGATAATCCGGCCAATTAACTATAGGTCGATTATCACAAGCCGGACATGGAGTTAATTTCCACCCCCATTGAGCGGCGTGTTTCGGAGTTACCCCAAGGAAATCGTTGATACGAGGCACATAAATCAAATCAACTTCTTGATTTGATTCGATAATTGGCTTCAAATTGATGATGAGATTTGGATTTGGAATTTCATCTCCATCAATTTGAAAAATCCAATCCCCGGTACACTGTTCATTTCCGAAGTTCTTATGCGCTCCATAGTTTTTATTAAGAGCATGTTGAATTATTCGAACGTTGGGAATTTTTTCAATGTTCCCAAGAGAAGACAGAACAGTTATTTTCGCAGCATATTGCCATTTTTGAAGAATCTCTTTAGTCTTAGGATTGTCAGAGAAGTCATCTAATATAAGAATTTCGTCTTCGTTGTCCTTGTGCGTCACCAATGTCATGATGCACTTGTCCAACGAGGCGTCTTCATTGTGACAGGTTACCAAATAACTGATTTTCATTCATTAGCTCTTGTTTTCACTAATAGGCATCGCTTTGATTTGCTCCTGAGTAGGAGGATTGGTTGGGGTAGATGGCTTCAATTTTGGAAGTTCCAATTTTTTCAGTTTCGGAAGTACGATCTGAGCAGGCATTGCAAACTTCGGTACATATTTGTCCAAAATAGCGTGAAATGCTTTGTCCATCGCTTCTATAGAAAACTTTTCGGCATTTTCGGTTCGTAAAGCCTCTGCGTTTGGAAGCAATTTTTCATAGTTCTGGAAAACGTATCGGAGTTTTTCCTTTGCCTTGGTATAATCCACGGTAAACCATTGAGCTTCTCTAATAAACCAGTCATTGACGGCTTCTTCGGGAATTGCTTCCAATTTACCATCCAAAAGATTAGCTAATTTCGGATTAAGAAAATCCAAATGGCCACTCCAGTTTGGAGCCAATAGGGGTTTTCCACTAAGAGTTGAGAGTAAAAGAGGATGACCGAACCCTTCTCCGTGAGCAAAAGAAACGTGAACTTTTACTTTTTTGTGATTATACAGAGCGTTCATCTCGACTTCGCTTAGCTCGCCGTGAATCAGGTACACATTAGGCCATTGTGAAATCGTTGGATTTTCACCTTTTACAAGTTCGGTTACTTCATGGATTTTTTGGATACAATCGTGCTTGTCAATGTTTGATAAGGTAGCTCCACTAGTTTTCAAAATTAAACAAGGAGCTTTGGTTTGACCTCTAAAGGCTTCGAGAAATGTTTTGATGAGCCATCCAATAGCTTTTCTGTCGGCATTCATTGAACCGCCCGTCCATTGTCCGACAAACAAGAAAGCAAATTCTTCCTTGACTTTTGCCATTACTTGTTCTAAGGAATCAATAACCATATCCGTCTTATGGAAAATCTTGGTATCGGCACCCCAAAAAAGGATTTCGATTGGGGTTTTAACAACCAAAGGCTCAATTATTCCATTCGGAAGTTTTTTAGAATATTGAGCTTGGGCTAGTACATCTTTGCCGTGTTTCGACATGACAATGTTCAAATCCATTCGATTTAATCCCTCAATCCATTCGGCTCGTGGAACGGTGGTTTCGATGGAAGCTGTCATGCCAATGTTAAACTTACCAATTCTCATTGGCCCCTGTGGCGTCAAAAGAAACTCATTCGGAATAGTACATTGAATGAAGACTTCTGGCTGAGCTTGAAGTGGTCCACGTAGAATTTTTTCAAGAAGTTGACGGCCTTCTGGGTCTTGGATTTCAGAATCTAAGTTTTTTTTACTACAATGTCCCCAACGTGTAGGAACAATATGTAGTTCAAATTTGTCGTATCGCAAAAGACTCTTAGCTATTGCTAGAGCCCAGTCTCCGTAGCCGCTACGGGTCCAAATAGGTGATTGAAATATGCAGACAGGTTTGTTCATAAAATTTTACGATCTTTGGCATCCAGTTTTTTTATCGCAATTGCAGTTTGGGGCTTCACATTCCGACGCCCACCCGGCTTCCTTACCAATTTCAAGGGGAACTGGAAAACCATCGCTCCAGTTGTGAATGGTGCATCGTGACTGCATGGCATCAAGCCTATCTGCGGCATCGGCCAATGCAAGATAGGCTCTTCTCCATGATGGGTTAAGGTTTCCTTGAGCCACGCTTTCAGCACTCTCACGGAGCCAAATCAAAAATTCACGGTCTAGGATGTTTAATGGTGGTACTCTCATTCGTTACCTTTCACATAATTTCTCTACGATGATTTTTCATTCTTGTCTTGTTTGCTTCATTCGCTCACTGTAAGGCAGTTGAGTCGGAACGCCGCCGCTTTTCAGATACGTTTTGAGAATATCTGGTCCATCCTGATTTTGTTTGGACTCAAACTTCTTTTGTTCTTCGGCAAACACTTCAACGAGCGGCTTGCCTTCTTTTTTATCCGTACTTCCAAAGCCACCGGCTCCACGCTGAGTTATGGACAGGTCTTCGACAAGCTCCCATTCTGCCATGACAGTTTGTTCAAGAACGAGTTGGGCAATTTTGTCTCCCTTTTTATACACCTTTTCCATGTTAGGAGTGCCGAGAAGCTTCCCAGTAGAGGTGTAAGTGTAATTATCGCCACCATCACTGAGAGCAACCTTTTGATATTCCATTGAGAAATCTTCGGGTTGCCAAATATACTTGAATCTGCAAATCACCATTCCCCGGTAATCGTTGTCCACCAATCCAATGCTATTGGCCAACACTAGATTATATTTTGACACGGAGGAACGAGGATGAATGAGAGTATGGAATGTCATTGCGGATGGAGCAATAAAAAGGTTCGTTTCATATTCGATGTAATCTATCCGTTTCCATACTGCATCTTTTCCAACGGTTTCATTGGCTTGTTCCCCAACAATCTTTGGATCGCTTGTGGCAACAATATCGTAGCCAGCCGCTACTTCTGTTCCTTTTTGAGGAAGAGTAATGGGAATTTTGTTGCCTTTTTCGTCGTATAGCTGTTTAACGTAGATTTTCATATCATCATGTAACACTAATTTCCGGTGTTTTTCAACATATTTTACACCGGGAACGTATTTTTATTTCATCCACGTTGTCGTGGGAATCGGTTTCCAGTTCCCGTTGAGTAAAACAAACCGATAAGTCATAGTTTTGCAAGTTTGGCTTCGGTTTCTTTCAATTTGGTAGTTATCGCCGACATATCAATGGTTGGAATTTCAAATCCCATTGATTTTCCGTCCAACATCTTGTTTCCAACGTAGTCATCGGAGGTATAAAGTCCAAATGGTTTACGTGGTTTCCAGTTTCGGAATACGTATTCCATGCCTTCCACGAATTGGGCGCACATATTGGTGGCATTCAAACCTCCCTCATTACACACCCATCGGCGACCTTCTCGACCACACACTTCTCGTTGTGCTTTTGGCATCTTAAACCAATACATGAAGGCTTCTGCAATATCTTCCCACTTTACAAGATCATCGAAGATATAAGGAGTAGGAATGCTTCCTTGAACCAATCGAGTGACTGGCCACAATGGGTATGCCCAAATCCCGTGATTTTTATATTTACCGACATTGTTTGAACCAAACTGTTGGTTAAATTCAACTGGTTTGCCTTCGTCATCGGTCTGACCAATTTGGTCTTGAAGACCTCCCGTGACAGTAGCGATAACTGGGGTTGCACACATCAAGGATTCAGCAATTGACAAACCAAATCCTTCGTTGGATGATGCATTGATGGTCACATCAGCAAAGCTATAGAGGTAAGGCATTTCCTCGGGTGGAATCTTAGCTGGCGAGAAAACAATATCGTAATCCGGACATAGAGCCTCTTTCAAAGCAACGAGGTTAGTTCCGGCTTCATGCATAATTTCTGTGTGAAGAAGTAAGCAACATTTCTTGGCAACTTCCTTCGGAAGATTGTCGCAAAATGTTCGATAACCCAAAACGATATTACTGGTTCGTTTTCTTTGAACATTACGACTATTGTAGAAAATGACGAAATCGTATTTCTTTCCACGAAAAATAGAGTTGTAACGGTCTTGGTAATCCTGTGTGGTTGGATCCATTTTGTGGAAGATACTTTCGTTAATACCATGTGGAACATAGTGCAATAGTGACCGTCCATTCATTGGTTCGTGAATTGTGCAACAGTTTTCTGGACCAAGTACCCAACGGTTGATGTTCATCGTCTGTTTGGAAATGCTGAACAAAGCATCACAGCTTTCGTAGAACGGACGATTATACATGGGATAAGGAATATCATCCCAGATGTTGAGATAAGTTAATGGAATTTTTTGACGCAGACTATGTTCCAATTGGTATAACCATCCCCAGAAACGTGGGTCTGTAAAATGCATAATGGCATCCGGCTTTTCTTGTTGAATCACGGCATAAAGAATCTCTTCATTTCCATAACCATCAACAGGATAGAGCTTCACATAAACATCGTTGTCACTTTTAATTTTGCCTTGACCAATTAGGTCTTTTGTGGCTTGGGATAAGTCCATGATTTTTCCGCTGTCTGGGTTCTTAATAGCTCCCGCCATCTGAACCCAGTAGTATTTGTGAACGGTTCCGAGAACCAATTCACGGGACATCGTGGCAACACCTGAATGCATTCTCAGGTCATCGGATAGTAACAATATCTTTTTCTTTGGCATATGTGCTTAGTAAATAACTTTGGCTTCTTTTACAAAAAACGAAATTATCAACATGTTAGGTTTTCCTTCGTCGCTCCAGTTGTAGTCTCCAAATTGAACTTCCCCATCAACTCCTATGAATTCCCATGTAGTGTCCACTTGGGCGGTTGCACTTAAAATCTTAACGGTGATTTTAACTTCTTCTTTGGAGACCAAAGCAATAGCTGCTTCTTCCAAATTTGTTTCCAGAGGATTGTAGCATTGAAGTTCCAAATGACCAAGCCAACCTTTTTTGGTAAATGTTGGAGGCTGTATTCCTTTGATAACGTAGGATGGAAATCCGTCTATCTGGACAATGAAACGATTGCTTACTTTTGGTTCAAATTGAACTTGTTCAAATCCCAACGCCTGTAAACGAGCTTTGAGGGTGGGAGAAACGGTTTCTTCTAATGATTGGTTCATAAATTATTTCTGTTCAAGGACTCGACTGTTGTCGTTAAACTGTAGAAGGTCATTGATGGTTTTCATAATGTATGGGTCATGTTTGCTTTCTTTGATCCATACCATTTCTTGACGAAACCCCATCTCAATGTTAAATGTGCCATCAGGATTGTTTAGAGTTCTCCTAATAAAATACCAAACAAACCCGGCTTTCGGATTCCTTTTCTCGATTTCATCGAGTTGTTCTTTGATTGGCCAAGTTGGAATCTCAAATTTGGAGTGTGGACCTCGAAAGTTTGTATCGGAGGTAACAGGAACAACATCTGAAAAATAGTCTTCCAAATCCTTTCGAGTTGCTACCAAAAGATGTTGCTTAATTATTTTATCCATTATGACTGTGGTGGGGTTTCTGTTGCCGAAGTGGAGGTTTCTTCAACCTTCGGAATAGAATACGCAATAACGGTTTCTCTAAAAGAAGCGGAAACTTGATTATTGCCAACGAAAAGGTTAACACATTTCTCTACAAGGGTTTGTAAAGAGATTTTATGGCGAACGCCGAGAATTTTTAACTCATCATAGAGATCGGTGGGGATTTTGACAGTTGTAGCTATTTTGTCTTTTTCTTTCATAAATCGAAAACAATTTTCAACACATAACACGTATTGAGTTACCAATACGTATGTGCGTAAAACTATTTTCGATTTATTTTATTTTGGGTTATTCAGTTTCCCATGGATACACTATCCAGTCGTTCTTCTGTTTTTCGGCTACGAAGAAGTCTGGACGGTGTTTGGGACTGTTTTCTGGGCACCAATGAAGAGTGGCTATCCAGAATTTGGGGATGAACTTGTAAATAAGTTCTTTGAAATACTGAATGGTTCCTCCGCTGTCAATAATATCGTCAACGAGAAGAAATGGAGTGTGAGGAAGATTTTCGATCCGACAAACGCATGACCCATCTGTGTGCTCTTTATCGCCGTACCGAGAAATCAAAATTGAGTGATGTTCCTTTCCTAGAGTGTATGCCAGCCATTTACTGATATGAACTCCACCTCTCTCGATACCAACGATGTGTTCAAATTGATTTCGAATCGGAACAATCTGATTACATAGTTCCGTCATCATTCTTGACGTATCTTGATTCGAGAGATAGATTTTCATTAATCTTTTATGTCTGCTATTGCATCACAGGCTTTACCTTTATGAAGACAATACTTGCAGTTTGTTTTGTTTTTACCGGGAATCTTGGGATATTTGATGTCTTCGTTATATGACCCATCCGGTTTGAAGCATTCCGTAAGAAACTGATTGAAATGTTTCACAACACGATCCACTTCCGCTTGACTGGCATTGGGTTTGAAAATTTGAATATGGGTCTGTTTGAAATTGCAATTTTCGTAGAGTTTTCGTTTAATAATGAAGAACTCCACATCAATCATTGAGATCGGAATATTATGTTTCCGGCTGTAGAGTGCTTTGTAGAGCACCAATTGAGAAGTTTTGGCAAGGTCTTCCATTTGCGCCTTACTCCATTCAAGACGAGACGTTTTGAAATCAAATATTTTTATGCGACCCGTCGCCTTTTCTTTTAATACAAGGTCAATGAATCCCCAGTATTGAGTGTTGTTAGTCAACTCCATAGTGAGTTCATCTTCTACTCCAAGAAACTCATATTTGTCAGGGGGAAAATGTTGAAGGCGAACGGATGCTTTTAGAAACTCATTTATGAAGTTAATTCCGTCCTCAACGAACTCTTGTATCTCCTCTTGAGTGCATTTTATTTGATTTTCATGGACTTCATCAATAAAATGATCGATAAAGAAATCACGGAGTTGAAGCGTGGTCGCTTTTACCAATCCTTCGGTGTAAAGTGTTTTAACGTAGTGCTGGAGAGTTTCGTGAATGGCGTTGCCAAATGTTAGGTTGAGATTAACTTCACGAGTCCGAAGACCCTTGACGTAATCGAGATACCAGTGATGGGGACAAACGAACCACTTCCCATATTGACTGTAACTGACGGTTTTCTTTTGTACTTCACTCATATATGCTGACCACACTTACGCTCCATATTTAAGCAGACCATATCAGACAAACGAGGAAAACACAACTATTTATACGTATGAAACGTTTACTGACTTATTTTATGGTCCTTCTGCTTGGTGGTTCAATGCTCACCGCAGAAGAGTTTATGACGGGTGGTATTTACGTCCAAAACGCTCCTGCTGCGTTCTCTTACACACTCCTAAGTAAGACCACAAACCTTGTGCAGCAACTCGTTATAGGTAAAACCTACCATCTTGAAACGGACGTGATGGAATTTAGGACGAAAGCAAATGAAGAAGTTGCATTGTCTTTTTCCACGGGTCTTCAACTGAAAATTAATCCATCTTCAACATTTTCAGTTGATGCATTCAATCAACTTGTCAAAAACAACGAATCTCAACCCGCCACATTGCAAGGTGAGTATTCGGTTACCGCTCTTTCTCTCATGGATGGTGAGGTTGAATTAATCGCACCAAAGTTTGATACCAATTCTCAGTGTATCTTGCAGACACCACTCGTTAACGTTAACGTAGCGGAAGGTCGGTTGGTAGTTAAAGCAAACCCTAAGTGGGTTATGTTGAACGCAATTGAAGGTGGTGTAACCGTAGTTGATTCTAAGAATAATAAGACCTTTATCGATAAAGGTCAGATGGGACTTATTATACAATATCCCGGCAAAAATGACCAGATTATGGTCACTCAGAAGGCAATTTCGCCCGAAGAACTCTATAAAATGACGGCATCGTTGAATAAACTCGCCCTAAACAGTAAAGACATTCTGTTTATTGTATTCGACAAGAAAGTGGTCGGCGTCAGATTAAAATAAGTTGTGGTTTAGTTTCGTTTGTGATAGGTTCATTGCATGACATTGGACCAATTGGATTCCTTGACCGAAGATGAGTTGGTGATGGCTTTGTACATTGTCAACCATTTATTTCCAGTTTCGCTTGTTGGCGAAATATCTCCTCGTGGACTGACATGGTTTCGTAAAGGAGAATTAGAAAAGAAAATCCAGCAGGCATTTCCTCATATCAAAAGAGAAGCACATCCTGTTTTTTCGGGATTACTTAATAAACTGGGCTTGCCGCACGAAATTAGATACGAACAGCCACCAGCACCTCAAGCACCCACGGGTTCAAATTCAGTAACAAGTTCTGTATGACATTCGAAGAACTAAGAGAATTTTCTGCAATTTACCACCATAAATTCATTGTATTGCAATACATGAATGCAATTATTCAAAATCTGATTGTAAGGGCAGAACAACACGATCAAAGCAAGTTTTCCGATGAAGAGTTCACGGGATTAGTCGCAGCAATAGACGATCTTAAAAAGTATCCTTATGGTACTCCCGAATATGAAGCAATGCGTGTGAAGCACGCCAAGATTTTCCAAACCCATTACGCCAAGAATCGTCATCATCCAGAACATTTTGCGAACGGGATTGAGGACATGAACCTTATGGATTTGATTGAAATGCTGGTGGATTGGAAAGCAGCGTCAATGCGTGTTGGCAGCGGTGGAACGATTGAAAATTCCATCAAGGTCACAGCCGACAAATACAACATCCATCCCCAACTGGTAAAAATACTTGAAAACACGGCAAAAGCGTGTAAGATGTAAGTTCAATGTATCAGAATATTTTCGTAGATCGCCGTAATGGCGTAGTTCACCTTTGGGATGATGAGAAAGGCCACATCGATTTTCCCATTGAAGCGGTGCATTACGCTTATCGGAAGAAAAAAGGTGGCGAATACAAGTCTCTGTACGGTGATGAACTTGAAGAAACGATGTATTACACCGACGGTGATAATTCGTTATTTGAATCTGATGTTTCGCCGGAAGTTAAGACGTTAACCAAGATTTACGAAGATAGTGATGATCCGTCAGAGGGTCATCGCATTGGGGTCATCGACATTGAAGTTGATTCTACTGGTGGGTTTCCAAATAAAGAAACCGGAGACAAGGAAATCACTTGTATTGCTCTTTACGATTCCGCAACTGAAAAATTTTTCTCTTTTGTTCTTGATCCAGAAGGCAAAATTCCACCACGCACCGAGAAAGTCAAACTGAAATCATCTGATACCAAGGAATATAATTGGGAAATTCGTTCGTTCAGAATCGAGGAAAAACTCTTGGAGAATTTTCTGAATCAATGGGAACAATGTAACTTTACGATTGTCACCGGTTGGAACTGTATTCCAATCAATCAGTCGGTGTGGACGAGAAATCGGATTGTCCCAATTAAAGACCTAAACTCGAATCATCTCTATAACTCCACCTTGAGACGGACGTTCCCGAAAACGGTGAAGGAAAAATGGCGTATCACACTTGAGAATGGCCAAATCGTAGAATCATCGGGAGATCATCGGTTTCCCGTAAAACTTGTAAATCCCAAGGAATATATTACGTTTCAAACATCTCCCAAGTCTAATATTCTAGATGCGGACTTGAAAACACGTCAGATTTCATCTTTTATTAAATGCTTGGATGTTTACTGTTCGGTGCCCATGCGAAAAAATACAGAACCCGATGATGAGACTTATACATTGGACCAATTATATTTGGCGGGATTGATATATACGGATGGGACGTTGAAAGATCCCAACGAAATTCTTCGAGGATATACTTTTTATCAGTCGGACGTGGAGTTGATGGAATATTTGTCTGAACTTGGATTACAAAGTTCGATTTCGGGACCAAATAAAGGATGTTATTCCAGATATGTTAATTTTTCATATTTGGGTAAGGCCAGCGAGTTGATATATTCTGGAAATCGGAAAAAACTTAATTTAGAAAAACTATCGGCACTCTCATACAGACAGTTTATGCGGTTCCTTTCGGGTCTTCTAGACGGAGATGGATGTAAGACTAATGGCGTGGGATTTTCATTATGCAATTTTAATGGGGATCTGGATACTTTACAAGAACTCTGCCAGTGGAATGGGATATTTTGTACCCGGACACAATCTACTCTTAGGTTTATCGATATTTGTTTTGAAGATCTAACCGTTCAAAAAAAATCACGCTGGCAAAATCAGCAAGAGTCGAGTTTTTCACGAGTATCGAAGCAAAAATCTGAGCAAACTCGATTCAAAAAGCTTGGAGACGTTTACTGGGTTAAAGTTCGATCCGTAGAATATATTGGAACCTCAACTCAAATGACCGACATTGAGACGGATACTCATTATTTTGTCAGTCGGGGAGTTACGACTCATAATTGTAATGATTTTGACATGCCCTATATCTTTGCCCGTCTTCGCACGGTACTTGGAAAGAAAATGGGGTATAAGCTTTCTCCTGTTGGAATTGCATATCTTCATCGGTTTACTCAAACAATGAGGATTGCCGGAATTTCTCTTTTGGATTACATGGAACTTTACAAAAAGTTCATTGGAAAAGATCAGCCAAGTTTTTCGTTGGGGTACATTGGACAGGAAGAAGTTGAGATTGGAAAAACGGTATTTAAGGGAAGTTTGGTTCAACTCTATAAACAGGATTTGAATCGCTATGTGGAATACAACTTGAACGACGTGAAGATCGTTGTAGCTCTCGACAAGAAATTGGATTTCATTCACCTTGCACGTTCGGTTTGCCACAAGGGGCATGTTCCTTACGAATGGTACATGTATTCGTCACGTTGGATTGATGGTGCCTTGTTGACGTATCTTCACCGAAATAAGCTCATTGCTCCAAATAGGCCAGAAGGTGGAAGAGAAACCTATGAAACAATGAAGGAAGAGGGAGCTGAGGGATTTGAAGGTGCGTATGTCAAAGATCCAGTACCGGGGTTATATGATTGGGTCTATTCTTCTGATGTGACTTCACTATATCCCTCGGTTATTATGTCCCTGAATATTTCTCCCGAAACCAAAGTGGGTAAGATTGAAAATTGGGACACCGAAAAGTTTGTTAATGGACAAGTTGGTGCGGTAAAGATAGGAGAAGTCCAATATACGGCGGAACAGTTCAAAGAGCTTATTAAAGACGGGTGTATGAGTATTAGTTCCAACGGAGTTTTGTACAAACAACCTGTCAAAAAAATAGTGGGTAAAATACTCCCATGAATGGTGTTTTCGAAGAACGGCGTTATACGTATATCATATGAAACTCATCGAATATGATAAACTTATAAAAGTTGGTGATCGAGTCGAACAACTCGAAGTGATAGAAACCCCCGTTCATAAACCCAAACCACATGGATGTAAAGAATGGTTTGTAAAGGTTAAATGCGACTGTGGCTCTACAAAAGAAATGAGATGTGTTCGATGGGTACGTAAGCAGATGAAACGATGCCGAGCGTGTCAGTTGATTGGTTCTGGGAACTATGCATGGAATGGAGTGGGAGAGATAAATGGACAAACGTTATGTCATATACGAAATGGTGCCAAGGCACGGGGGTTGACATATGATTTGACTAAAGAGTTTCTCTGGGATCTTTTTCTCAAACAAGAACGAAAATGTGCATTGTCGGGACTCCCTATTCAGTTCACCATAAATAAGAGTGAGAAAACTGCTTCGCTGGATAGGATAGATTCAGCAAAGGGTTATATAGAAGATAATGTTCAGTGGATACACAAGGACATTAACTTGATGAAAAACCATTTTGATCAATCTTATTTTTTGAGATTATGTAAGGCGATTTGTGAGCGAAATAAGAGTTGAAATAAACGGTAAAAAGATGAGTTTTCCGACTCGAAATGAGTTGGATGTCTATCTTCAAGCAAATAAAATGTTTGTGGATGGGGACGGGAACATTTGCGTGATGGAAGGGGCGGGGGTGGTGCCTTCGATATTGGACAAGTGGTTCGCCGAACGTGTCGAATATCGAAAACTAGCTGCGGAGTTCAAAGAAAAGGGCGATAAAGTCAAAGAATCGTTCTATGATAGACGGCAATTGCGTCAGAAGATTTTTTTGAATTCGGTCTATGGAACTTTGGGTCTTCCAGTTTTCCGTTTCTACGATAAAGACAATGCCGAGGCGACCACGGTTTCTGGACAGCATATTATCAAGATGACCGAAAAGTTTGTGAACATGTTTTATGCCGATAGGTTTGCTGCTAAGGGTAAATCGGTTTCCAAAGATTTCGTCATTTACATTGATACCGACTCGGTTTATATGTCTGCGTGGCCTTTGATGCAACTCGAAGGACGCTCAATTGACATTACAGAAGAAAATATTCAGTATGTTATTGATCTGTCCACTCAAGTTGCTAAAGGCATCAATGAGTTTTATGAGTTTGCTATTCCCTCAATGTTCAATCTTTCCAAGCATCGTATCAAGATTACACCCGATGTAATTACGAGTACTGCTCTTTGGGTTAAGAAAAAGAGATACGCTATGATGAAGGTGTATGACATGGAGAAAAAACGTAAAGTATTCGATAAAGATGGTACGACGCTTGGAAAACTGGAAGTTAAAGGTATCGATGTGGTTCGAACTTCCTTCCCGGCGAGATTTCGCAAGTTTTCGGGAGAATTACTTAACATGATTCTTCGTAGGCGGTCTCAAAAAGAAATTGATGACCGAATCCTTCAAATGGAAAAGGAAATCAAGACGCTTCCGGTTGAAGAAGTAGCAAAGAATACGTCCGTTAATTTCATTAGTCGTAAGGGAGATTCCAATTATAATCCAAGTGGTCGTAAGATGTTTACCATTCCGACATCAAAAACTCCTCCACAGGTGGGTGCGGCAATGATGTATAACGATTTACTTCGAAAATTTGGTTTACAGAAACAATATGAACCCATTCATAACGGTCAAAAAATCAAATGGGTTTATTTGAAGGAAAATCCTTATGCATTGAAGTATCTTGCGATGAAAGCCGACGGGACCGATCCAGATGAAATTTTGGAAATAATTACAACTTACGCCGATAGAAAACAAATGTATGAGCGGGAACTAAAAACGAAAATTATGAAGTTCTACGCTGTTTTACGGTGGGTTTATCCTACGGTTACGGCTCGAATTGCTGACTCCTTCTTTAAGAAAAAAGAAGAACCACCTCCAATGACTATTCTCGAAGAAGAGGATGAAGAAGAAGAAGAAGGAATAAGGTTAGTGCCTGTTCCAGAAAACTGATATAATAAGTTGTCAAATGCTAAAAATCTGTTATAGTCCACACATAATATGCAGAAAAGCGTTCTAGAAACTTTCATCAAACGGTATAGTTTAGGCGGCATCTGCGAAGCGGCGCATTGGTTTAGTGATGCCGAAAAAGCAACGCTCACCGCCAAAGCCCATACCGAAGAAAAGACTGTAATCCTTAAGGTTGTTCTCAAGGATTGGAAAGGAGTTGAATCTTGCCAGCTTGCCCTTCCTAGTTCAACCAAAATCAAATCCATGTTGGCCCCAATTGGGGATGAAGTTACTATTACGTTGAATAAGGTACGAGATCGGATTGTAAATTTTACAATTTCTGATAACGACTGTGAGGCGGTTTGCACAGTTGCAGAATTTGATGCATTTCCAGAGACGCCAGATCTTGATTTGGATTCGGATAATATGCCAACAGAATTTGATGTTGAAGTTCCACTGACAGAAGAATTCATTTCCAAGATGATGAAGGCGGTTTCTGCCCTAAATGAAGCTAAAGATTTTGTTGTTATGAATAATAAAAAGGGCGGACTGGACATGATAATCAACTATGAAGATACGAACACAAATCGTATTCGCCTCCCTTTGGCAGCAACTCCCGGAAAGGATAAACTCGATACTCCGTTGGGCTTTTCTACGCCTGTTCTTAAGTCCATTTTGAATGTCAATGATACTGCGGGGAATCCAGTTCTTAAAATCTCTAGTCGTGGTATTGCAATAATCGGGTTTGAAGATCCACTTTTCAAATCTACCTATTTTCTATTCCCAACTCGGGTAATTGAATAAGTTATGAGCGAAAAAATTCTCAAAGAAAAACGAACGTCTCAGTTCATGTGGGCCGAAAAGTATCGTCCCAAGACTCTGGATATGTTTATTGGGTCTGAAAGCGTCAAAGCCAAGATTCAGAGTTTCATTGATCAGCAAGACATTCCACATTTGCTGTTTTACGGTCCCGCTGGTGGTGGAAAAACTTCTCTTGCCAAGCTTCTCGTAAAACATTTGCCATGTGATTTTCTCTACATCAACGCATCTGACGAAAGAACGATTGATACTATCCGTGAAAAGATAGTTGGGTTTGCGGCAACGGTTTCTTTCAAACCATTGAGGGTCATTATCCTCGACGAAGCCGATTATCTTCCTGCTTTGTCTCAGGCAGCCCTTCGCAATGTTATGGAAACCTACTCAGTCCATTCTCGGTTTATTTTGACTTGTAATTATATTGAGAGAATGACCCAACCTATTGTTTCTCGTTGTGGTGGTGGAATCAAGATTGAGCCTCCAAAGCAAGAAGAAGTGGCTTGCCTTTTGGCCTCTATTCTTGAAAATGAAGGCGTCAAATATACTGACGAAGAAATTGAGTTCATTGTCAATAGTTACCATCCGGATGTTCGGAAAATTATTAACTTTGCTCAACAGAACGTTGAAAGGGGCAAGCTATCTATTGAAGTAAGCAACTACATCGAAACCGATTTCAAAGAGAAATTGCTTTCTTTACTAAAAACTCCAAGAAAACCGGGAGTTTTTGGTGAAATTCGTCAGTTGGTTGCGGATGCTTCGTTTTCGAACTATGATGAGTTGTATCGCTTCCTCTTTGATAAGGTGGATGAGTATGCCAAAGGCAAGGAAGCACAAGTTATTATTGAATTGGCAGATGCAGTATATCAATCATCGCTGGTATTCGAGAAAGAAATAACGTTGGTTGCGGCTCTCCAAAAACTACTTAAAACAATAGCATGAACTTCTGGCAAAGCAAAGATAAGCGAAAATATCTTGATCTTGATGCGGTGGTTTTTTGGGACTACAGCCCCAAAGAGGCGATTATTGAGGAATTGGGAAAGTGTGATTCAAACCTTAAAGAGATATTAAAACCAGAATCATGGCTTCAAGTTGTCGTTGGTGGTTATATGCTATCGTTTAGCAACGAGGAAGCCGACGAGATTTACAATTTGTTGAATAGTAACAAAAAACTGCTTAACGGTTAATAAAGAAAGGAAATAGTATTATGTCAAATACAACAGGTCCAGTGTGGAGAAACGAAGAAGAACGGCAAATTCTTGCTGAGGTTTACAGATCGTTCGCAACGAAATTGGACCCTGCAACTCGAAACCCAATTGCGTATCAGGAATGGTTCCGTGGGGCTGGTATTCTTCCTCCGACTACGACGCAAGAAAAGAGAACTCTAGTTATCAATTGCAACTATAAGCCTTTGCTCATGATGAAAGAAGTTATGGCTTTAGCTGAGAAGTTCAATCTGATTTTGCAACTCCGAGAAGTGGATGAGAACGGAAACCCACGAGAATAATGGACGAAAAACGTGCCATTGAGTTGATTTCGGAATTACAAGCCAAAGTCAATCGATTGACGCAGGAGCGTAATAATTACGCTACTATGCTCATTAATTACGAGGCGTTCCTGAAAAGAATCCCTCGGTCTTTACCGGGAGAGTTAGACCAAGATAGTATGACCATAAAGGAATGGCTAACTTGGGCTCTCAAGGAATTGGGTTATGAAAACACAGAATGACCTTCCAGTTTATCTCAAACGAGTAATTCATCCTAAACCAAACCTTCTACGAGGTACGCAATGCTATCTTATTGGTCACATGCAATATGTCAATGGAGAAAGTTGGAGGGATGATTTTACAGCTTTTGCTTTAAAACTCGGAATCAAGATATATGACCCGTACCATAAACCGTTCATTCATGACATTCCCGAGGATGAAACTTCTCGTCAGGAAATGAAACATTGGATGATGACCGAGCAATATGACTTAGTAGCCGCCAGAATGAAGGCAGTTCGTGGGTACGACCTTCGTTGTTGTGACAAATGTGATTGGTTCGTAGCTGTCATCAAGCCACAAGTTGCTTCATGGGGTTCGGCAGAAGAAATTACAACAGTTATTCGTGAAAAGAAACCTTTGTTCCTTGTTATTGACGACCCATTGGGTAAACGGGCAACTCCTCTATGGCTGATGGGTGTAATGCCGCACAAATACATCTACAATAATATCGAGGAGGTCAAAGAAATGGTAACGGCCATTGATTCGGGTGTAGTAAAAATGAGCAGTGACCGATGGAAACTGTTCAAACCAGAAAAGAGATAAAGTTATGTCAAATCCCGCAGGACCAATTCCACAACATTGGTACGGAAATTTTCCGGCGTCTATGAAACGTCCTCTTGTAGCGATGATTTTCGACGCACGTTTTCAAGAGGATATTATCAGTAGGAGAAAAAGTTCTTCTGAGTAGTCCCCCCGGTGGAGCAGCATGGTCTGCTATGGTCAAGCTAACCTCGGTTAAACATTGTCAATTAAAAGACGTTTCCACCCAAGATTTGAATGATGGTGGTATGAATACATTAGAAGATGTCATAAGAGACTCTGGTCGGATTTACGATGGAATGAACGAAGAATCTCTTGTGACTGTGTTTCGGTGGAAATTGATATGAAATTAAACGAACTTATTTTTCATTTGGAACAAATAAAGGAAGTGCTTCAAACAAGCAGAATTGACCCCAATAAGATTGAAGTTGTGTTTGTAGCCGATGTCCTTAAGGGACGAGAAGAAGTTCTCAAAAACAAGAAAACAATTACTTCCACACATCTGAATGCGAGGGAGGAAGTTCTTATGTTTTTCGACGCAACATCATGGGAACAGTATCAAAAAGCGTTGAAATAACCTTGGATGGGGCAATTACAATCCTTATACCAAAATGAAAGGTAAACTGATATATTTAGCGGTGCCTTATACACATTCCGACCAGAAGGTAGTGTTGGATAGATTCCATCGAGTTAACAAAGTTGCTGGTCTTCTAATGGAAAAGGGAAATCATGTCTTCTCTCCAATTTCTCATTTCCATCCCATTGCGATGGCTCATTCACTCCCTATGGAGTGGGAGTACTGGTTGAAACATGACGAAGTAATGCTCTCTAGATGCACAGTCGTCTATGTGTTAATGATAGATGGTTGGAGAGAATCCAAGGGCGTCAACGCAGAAATTGAACTTGCCAAAAAATACGATATTCCCGTGGTGTATATCAATGAACAATGTGAAGTACAAAGCATTTTTTGTGATTGTACTTTTGAAGTTGATGACGGTTTATAAAATGTGTTGTCCATTAAAAAAAGATTACCGCCATCCTGTTGATGGCGGTTTTTGTTTATAATAAGTTGATTTCCAGAAAGTGCTATGCCATGCTATTTACATCTATGGACGAAAGCGTTTTTGATTTAATTGATGTTTCTGTGAAAGACCCGTTGCGAGAAAATGGGGTTCTCTACGTTGGTCAATATGGAACAAGTGGTTACGCCATCGCCGCAAAAGGTTACATCTGTGATTTTCTCATGAGAGGCGTTCCTGTTTCATGGGTTCCTCTAAAGTTTGATGACTCGGAATTGTCAGATGATAATCACTATAATGTGCTTGCAAAAACGGCCATTAATAAAAGCATAACAAATATCCGTTCTATTATTCTTCATTGTACGGCAGACCTTTGGCCCAAGTATAAAGAAGAGAATAAGGATAAATTTGCAAATAGAAATGTCGTTGGATATACCGTATGGGAAACAAATAGACTTCCCGAGTCGTGGTCACAATATATCAATGAAAATGTGAATGAAGTATGGTGTCCTTCAAAGTTCAACGAACAGGTGTTTAGAAGTTCT